GAAACCATGGATAAGGGTTTAGCAGAGATTATAATTGCTAAACACAGAAATGGACCAACAGGAACTGTAAAGTTGTTGTTCGATGCTGAATATACTCAGTTTAAAAATATGGTTCAGCAGACCTGGTAATCTAGGTCAGTTTCTAGGACAAGCTTGCTCAGTTCTTCAGTGATTGGGATTTTCACCCCATAAACAGCCGAACTCTAGGGAGAGTTTTTCGAGTTCGGCTTTGTAATCCGGGGAGACAGAGGGCATAACGCTCTCTGACTTTCTAGACATTATGCCAATAAATGACTTATGGTGTTGCTGTAGCCTACTGTTTTTTCTTGTGCAATTCTGGCTGCATCAGCAGAAAATCTTGTTGCCTCTTCTTTATTGGGGGTTTTTGTCCATTCAATTTCCTGTCTTTTCCCACCAACTAAATCAGTCTCTACCTTAGTCCCTAGTATTTGAATATATTTTTTATCCTTGTTATCAAATAGGACTGTAGTTGCATTTTTCATGGCATCATCCTCGATGATTTCTATTGCTGGCAGTTCTTTCTGCAAAGAGCCATTGAATTTATAGTCAAATGAGTTAGACATGATAATACTCCTTGATACTTTGCTTGGGTTGTTGATATGTCATGTTTATGCTGAATACACTCAGTTTAAAAATATGGGTGGACAGACTTGGGGTTATCTCCAAAACTACTAAGGCGTTAGCCGTTGTTCTATCTTGTCATGTCATAGACGTAAAAGTAATGGTCAGCTTCCTCATTATTGGGGTTATTCCACTTATATCCTTTTAATGCGCCGCCCATCTGTGACATTGTTCCCCAAACTTTATCGTAATTAAGACATTCAAGAAACATTGATACACCGCATATAGGACAGGGAATCAAAATGTCCTGAAGACTACTTTCGATGCCGAACTCAATTAGCTCTTCTTCAATATAGGCATCACGGGTTTCCCATTTGCCAACAAATCTGTTGAGGATTTGTCCTACAGAGAACTCACCAATCTCATCGTATTGCTGGAAGCATTTGACGGACTTGACGTAGCTTTTTAAGAGTTCTCTATCAAGAATATTTTCACCTGAATAGAGTTCTAAATTGTCCACATAAAGGTTGTAATCAATAATCTGCTGTTCTAATTCTGTGAAACTCATAACTACTCCTAAAGGAAAACTAGTTTGATGGGTAGACCGATTCACCCTGACCTGTGGCAGGTCTACCGCGCTTTTTAACGGTGCGGTTCTGCCACAACTCGATTACGCCAAAGGGATTGACGCACCCAGTGGGTAGGCTGGGTTGGTGGAGTGAACCACCAGTGCCACCCCAAGACGGGGATTGGCAATGGCAGTCGCGCCGAATAAATTTTTGTAGTGCAACGCCACTAGGGCGACTGCACTGACTGGCATCCCGCTAATGACAACCAACTGTCCGTTGGCTTCGGGGAAGTTGACTTTCCCTAATTCCTCCTGTTCGTTGATGGGATTTTGGGGACTGGCAGGGTTGCCATTGTCCGCAAGAATTTCTAGCAGCGCAAAGCTGCTTTTTTCTGTGATTTTGATTTGCATTTGATTAGTCCCCTATTGAATAACAGTTTCGGGGAATGCGGCCATTAAGAATTTGATTCTTACCCCATAACTTAATATTTCGGGATTGAAATGACCGTCAAATTGGGAGTTAGTAAAAATTGAAAAACTAAAACTCTTCAGAGTCTTCTTCTGAAGACTCCATGATGTGTTTTATTACCCATTCTATAGCTTCAGAATCCCCAGTAGATGCTAGGGTAAGCATATAGTCAGATAATGTTTCAAGTAACTCAGGCTGCTCAGGCTGCCATTTGGTAGCATCGGATTTTATATCATCTGCCATAGTATTTTGTCCGTGGTGTGTTAATACTTTGCTTGGGTTGTTGATATGTCATGTTTATGCAGAACTTATTCGATTTCTTCTATGATTTGTCTAGCAGCTTCCTTAGAAGTGCAAACGCAATCACTTAGAGAGATACTACTATTACCGTTAGCCTCTTTCATTGCTTTAGCAAATTCAGAGAACTCATAAGGTATGAAATCCCACTGGTGTAAAGGCAGAGTATTAAAATCTTCATCTTTCTTAAAAGCATGAACTAATTTCTCCCTGGAGAACACCCTTAACACCGCTTGTTTAATCTTATCAGTCACAAATTGACCATAATACTCGCGGTGAGTACATTCATTTGCCATGTATTGTTTTCTTGTAAACACTTTCTCAACTACTCCTAATTTATTTAGTACCGATTTAAACCATTTTCCCGACATCAAGAAAATGGTTATCTCCAAAACTAGTAAGGCGTTAGCCGTTGTTTCCTAAGACTACTCAAAAGATACAGCAAACAATGTACCGTCTTCACTGTTTTCAATAATTACTGCATTAGGAGGTAAGTTGTAAACTTCTCCAGGAACAACATTTTGAGCCAACTCATAATCCGAAAAATCCCAATCCTGTATGTCTTGGTAGTCCTCAAACACCTTCTGTTCTGTGTCAGCAACATATTGGGACTGAAGATTGTTTATGTATTCGATACCTCCTCGGATGGGCGTCCAATGCGTAACCTTATTTGCCTTGTTGGTGATTTCCTTTAATGTTTTTAATTTTGTAAAATCCATAACTACTCCTACTCCTACTCCTAAAGGAAAACTAGTTTGATGGGTAAACGTCTGCTTCATGCAGTGTGAGTGAGTTAAATTAAATAACTCACTCCTAGCCCTAATTATTTAAACCAAAATACCATCCTTACATCTTCAATTTCTTGAGGATAGTCAGAGCGGTATTCATAAAACCTCTCCACCGAATTACCGAATAGATATCCTAACTCATTACCTTGCATAATATTGAATGGGTCTAATTGTGGAAATTTGCTAGAGACTATCTTCAACTCATCGGGAGTAAGCCAAGAAGGGTTGAATAAGTTGGTTGTGTCTTTATTGTAGGCAATACGGGTGACTACAGAGATGTCTTCAGGCAAACCTTTAGCTTTAAACCGATTGTAGTGGTATAAATTTTCCGCACCTAGAAAATCCATTAACTCGTAATTCCTGAGAATTGACGGACAAGAGTAGTGATGCCATTGTTTGTCAATCTTAACCTCAATGTGAGCTTTGATATCAAATCCCATTTCGTTCACCTTTAAAACTACATCACTACCAGTTGGGCGTTAGCCCATTAGCACTCACTTCAAACAAACTATTCCCTATTTGAAAGAACAAGGGAATACCCTTAACATCTACATTATCACCTAAACAAAACAATAAAGTTTGCAGAGTTTTAATTTCATACTTTCTATCACCTACTGCAAACTCACAATAGTATCGTGAGATGTCTTTTGTACACAACTTAAAGGAAGCTGTGTACTCAGGATGAAAGAATAAGTATTCAGGAGCTTGATGTGTGGCTATAAACTTGTCTAAGTCAATGAGGTCATTGACCGTTTGTTGATACAAATTGCCTTTTATTGTGCAGTCAATTACCAGTTTAGTTTTCATGGTTGATACAATATTTACCCTCAGTCATAATTACCTTTAGTTACTCCACTACTATTAAGGCGTTAGCCTTCTTGGCTATTTAAACCCACAAACATTTTTTAGCCTACGGGATTTAAACTTAACAGGGTCAGGATTGAGGTTGCCTCTACGGGTTTTCTTCATAGATTCGATAGCTTTATCACGAGAGTATCTGAGAATTGCTAACTCCCAACGAATGTGTTTTAGAATCTCATTTAACTCACTGAGATGTTTTTCATAACTTTGTTTTTCAAAGTCGTAAAAGATTTCCTTTTTTCTGAGTAACGCCATCATCTCTAATACTAACTTTTCCCTCTCTTTGGCAGGCATTTTAGTTCCTTTTTTGCCAGTAACCGTAAAAGAAATAGTAGGAATACTTTGTATCCCATAATCTTCAGTTCCATTCCTTCTAGTATACTTAATAACTCTACCAACAAACCCTACTTTCTCATTTAGTCTGGGAATTTTTTTAGGGTGAGTTTTCTTCAAGTCATCATAAACTTCCATTTCACGTTCAGTAAAGAAAGTATTAATGTGGTGTATTTCTCTAATTTCAGGATTAAGAGAATATTCCTTAACTCTGACGTTGGTAATACAGTAGCTATTTGGTTCTATCTTATTAACAATTCCCAGGACTAATACTTTATGCCCTAACCAATCTTTTAAGTTTCTCATAACTATTGATTCTGTTTATTTTGCTAGTAAACATTGTACATCAAAATCAAAGGGGCGATTGCCCCAATGATTATGAAAGGTGTTAACAAATTAACTTATATTCTTTGCTAACTATCTAATTCCTCTTCTTTGGACTTCTGGCAATCTTTTGGACAATCATCAGTCTTCTTGGATTGAGGTTTTTTAACTCCACCACTACAAGCTAAAATCAAAGTGCGTTTACTTCTAGTGAGAGCCACATATTGAAGATTCTTTTCTTGCTGTAAACTTTCTTTGTTTTGCCCCTTAAATGTATGAGGGCATAATTCAGGGTGCAAGAATACAACACGCTCTGCTTCTAATCCTTTGGCAGTGTGTATGGTAGAAAGGGTAACACTATCTTGCCTTTCAAGAAATAGATTGCTAAGTGATTTTTTCAATGACTTGATGTTAACCAGATTATCAAATCCCTCAAAGCAAGCTAACAAAGCATCACACCTATCACGCAGATTTGCAATTATTTTAAATGCGCCTTGCTCAATTAGCCTGGACTGTCTGCTCTGAAATAAGATTTCTACAAACTCTGGGAATCTTTCAAATCTAAATCCAGATACCTTAGAAATGTCGTCTATAAGACTTGATAGAGACTGTTCAAGGTTAGAGTCACCAGCTATGATTTTTGCAGGAATACGGGCAATTATGAGTTTAATGCAAAGACTAATTAACGGTGCGGTTTTTCTACAAACAATTAACTCACCACCTGTTAAATGTGGGAGTAATTCTTCATAGTCGTAATGCCCTGCCATGTTAACTTTTAAATCAATATCAATTATTACACCCTCAATGGCAGTAGGTGAAGCTTCTATTGATGGTACTAATTTCTGTGCTAATTTCAAGTGAGACTTAGGGCATCTATAACAGATTGACAATGGCAAAGATATTGCATTGGTGCGATACTTTAACCTGTCCAAAGCATCTGTATTTGCACCAGCAAAGCCCATAATAGACTGCCATCTGTCCCCTACTCCAAGAATACGAGTATTTTCATCAGTAAACTTCAGGAAAAGTTCTAGTGCTGCACTAGAAACGTCCTGCATTTCATCACCAAATACCCAAGCATATTTATAGGTAGAGTTTAGCTTCCATAGGTAGGGAAGAAATAGTTGGTCTTCAAATGAGAGAAAGCCTTCTTTAGCTAGTCTATCCCCTTCTTTGATTACGTACCCTAACCAATTTCCTACAGTATTAAGATGACAGATATCCAGGTTGTAATCCTGAATCATCTTTTCTAAAGCTTCTCTGGATTTAGTGCCAGTTAAGGTCTTCATTGAGAATGTAGTTAGAACCCACAACTCATTAGACAGCTTTTCATTTACTTCCCAGTCTGTAGTTCCATTCTGGTCTTTAACTACTTTTCTGGCTATTTGAAGGTACTTTTTCCTATCAACATCTAAATCTCTATAATTTAGGGCTTTACGGACTAATCCATGCCCAAGGGAGTTAAGAGTTTGAACTTGGGCTATCTTGCCAATCTTTAACTCAAGCTCTTTCTGAATACGTTTACCAAACGCAATAGCTAAAGGTTTAACACCCTGCTTGTTGTAGATAATTTCACAACTTCTTTTAATTAGAGTTGTTTTCCCACTACCAGCTAGAGCCTCAACGATGATGTTGTGACTACCGTATTCTATGGCATTATAAACCGCTTTCTGGTAGTCGGAATCTATTAGAGTATTTAAAGTATTTATTGTTTGAGCCATTGTTTTCACTCGTTTATTTTGCTAGTTAAAAACCCTGCTATAATTTAATTATAACAGGGCTTATTTTGTTCATCACAGTTAGTAAAGCGTAAGCTTAGAACTCATCATCTTTTGAATCTTTACTTCCCATCAGTCGCACTTTATTAGCAGTAATCTTAATGCCAGTCCTGGGTTCACCAGTGGTCTTGTCATTCCAGGATTCAAAAACTAAAGTGCCTTCAATCCCAAGATTCTCACCTTTGCGACAATATCTTTCTACTGTTTCACCCTGCTTATTCCAAGCAGTGACGTTGTAGAAATACCCCTTCCTCCCTTCCTTAATTAAAAGTGAAGTAGTGATAGACAGTTTGCCACTTTCATAAATTCTCTTTTCAGGCATTTTCATCATCTTACCTGCAAGATAAATGGTATTGTAATTGACTTCTGCCTTAACTGGACAAACTGAATGGGCAAGTATATAAGGCTGTTCAATAACTTGTTTAGTTTCCTTATCTTTTTGCTCAGTAAATAATTGACCTGTAACAAGCATTTTCATTCCTGGCTTAAATAAACTTAATCTATCAGAGGTAATGCCAGAAGAGGTTTTATCGTAGGAGTTATTAAATCCTTTAATAGTCACAAAGTGTTCTATAGGATTACCGTCTTTGTCAGTTTGAAGATAACTACACTGAGCAATTGAAAATGGTTGTTGCCCAGGGATATCAGTAAAGGATTCTACAAAGTTAACTGTGAGCGTAATGATGATAATGTTCATGGATTTAACTGGTAAGTGAGTAAAGAGGAAATTATTGCATTTCCTCACAAACATTTAGGCGTTAGCCTATTGAAATTGTTTTTCAATGTCTTGAATAATTGAACTATCAGGAATCCATAAACCTTGTTTCCCTTTAATAGGAATAGGTTTGGGTAATGTCATGAGATTAGCTAATTCCCATGCGTATCTACCTGCTTGCCAGTCGCCACAAAGCTGTTCTAATTCTGGAACGTCTTCAAGAATTATATTTTCTTTGTGTTTAGGGTAAGATTCCATTTTTAAGCAATCAACTAAGTCAGTTACGCAAAGGATTTTTCCCAAAGGAAGAAATTCTACGTACTCTGTGTTCGTACCAATAAAGTCTAGCCTTGTTCTGTCAAATTGTCTTACATCTTTTAAGTCGAAAACTTTATTTACAAAGCTAATATCTGGTACGTACTTTTTCTTTGCAGAACAAATTAGAAGTTTCCCTCTAAACTTTGTACTCCAACTTCTAGTCTCATACCTCTTAATTCCCAAAGCAACAAGAGAAGCCCAGGGTTGATGCAGTGATATTGCGCGATATTCCATGATTAACTACTCTTTAAAATTTATAGTCTACAAGCTCTCCAACTAATTCAAACCCAAAAAGGTAGATGTTTTTAACAGCATGATTTCTGGTTAATGGGTTAGACTTAGCTAAGTCATATTGCCTTTGCAATGCTTCTCTTTGTTCTTCTAAGGGTCTTTCAGCTAAAGGGATAATGGGTTTCTTCATTTCTTGTTCCTTAGCCTTTGCTTCCTTGGAAACTATTAAGTCAAAGATGTTATTCTTAATCCCCCACACTTTTACTTCAAACTCAAAACCAAAATTCTTCAACCTGTCAGACTTCCTGATAGCAGCTAAACGACAATACTTGTTCTTTAGTAGCCATTGCCTAAACCTCTCAGCATTTTGCTTGGCACTTCCCTCAGAGGTTTTATTAAACCCAAAGTAAGTAATCCAATGAAGACTACCAGGTGCGCCATCACATCTATTGTATTCATAGATTCTATTGCTTACTGCAATTAAAGTAGAGTCGCGCATTTCAGTTTGAGCGCGGCAAACTCTAACAGAATCAATAGCATGAATGAGTTCAGCTTTTGTCATGTTAGACATTACTTTACCAAACTTGGCTTTGACAATTAGTTGTCCTAGTTCTTTATTAATCCTAGAAGCTAATGCCTTTAGTCGTCTGATGGTTAAAGCCTGTAAGTCTTCAATCCTTTTGATATCACTAAATACAATAACAGTTTTTTCTTTCGCAGATAACTTTGTTTTCATGATATAATACTCCTACGATTACCAAACATCAAAAGCCCCTCCTAGTAGATTTCTAAGAGGGGCTTTACTTTTACTTCATAACTATTAATGCGTTAGCATCGCATTCTCTTTTCTTATTAACATTGTTACTTCCAAGATACCTCACCACTAAAGGGGCGTTAGCCCCATGTATTCTTAGTATCTGTTTACCACACCTTGCCGTTGTCTCCTGTCCTCATCCTGTTGTCTACGGGCGTTAGCAGCTAACCCTAACCACACAGCACCCAGTGTAGCAGGAATAGCCCATTTAGGAATCTTCATACCACCTGTTATTTTAACTTCAGGGTCTATGGAAGTATTGAAAGATTGAGTCCCAGGGGTTCTAGGGGTTCTAACTTGTTGAGGTTCTGACTGAACCCCTTGCTGTACGTTGGTTCTAACTTGACGGGGTATGTAATCCCCAGGAATAGAACCACCATCAAGCCCCATACCTCCTAAGTCATTAGTAATAGGCATATCCCATATTCCATAATCGGCATTGCCACCACTTCTGTATTGATAGTTCTCGGAACTGCTGGGAACTATATTAATTACCTGATTACCTGCGGGTACAAATTGCTGAATCACTTTTGACGGATTTGGAATATTATCCCCAGGAATAGAACCGCCATCAAACCCCATACCTCCCAAGATACTTTCAGGGTTTCCCATGTAGTCTTCAACAAACTTTACTCTACCTAATTTAGCAACATTAGAAGTGGGAACTGTAGGTAGTTCAACTTTTTGTTGTGTGCGGTAAGCAGGTAGTAGTCTAGCATTTTGCATAGACCTAATTTGCCGTTCACTAAAATCACCACTTTCTATTGCATCCTGAATATCTTGTGGATGATAAAGCCTAGATTCATTTAACTCCTGCGCTTGTTCATAGGGTAAATATGTATTAGGTAAACTACCAGTAACGGAAGCAGTTAACTTTTCATCAGGATTATTTTTATACCTAAAAGAATCGTCTTCAGTTTGCATTCCCAAAGTATTTGCGGCAGAAATAAATGCGTTTAATTGTTGTGGATTCCCTTGTCTTTTGATTACAATTTCAGGCGAATCTTCAATGTTGACTATTGCGTTATGTGCTGCACTAGCACGGTTAATTTCTTCTGCTAAATAGTCAGAGTATTCTTGTAAATCTCTAGGACGAGTAGATTGAACAGGAGCTATATCTTTTGTGTTCAATAAAACATCAGAAGCGTTAGGCTGATAATTTCTTATAAACTCAACCCTTTCCGCATCAGATAGTGGCAAGATTTCTGGATTAATACTAAAAGACCTGTCTTGACCAAGGGTTGTATAGTTCTCATCAATAGATGAACTTATTTTCCCATCTAGATTATTAGCAATTCTCTGTTGTGGAGAGTCTATCAATAAATCTATTTGTGCTTTTTGTTGTAAAGCCCTAAGCCTATCAATATCAGTCCTTGCCTCTTGTGCCTCTTTACCTAGTACATAGGACTTGTATTTTAGAACTTCAATATTACTTTGAGGTTTAGCTACTTGACGTTGTTTTCTGTTACTAATTACTGCATCAATCTGATTTTTCTTCTGTTGAACTCTGCTGATAGCTCCAAGAATATCTGTTGGTTCTTCATAACCAGCATTGTAAACTTCTTTCTGATTTAAAATTGCCTTATCATCAGGACTAATATAGTCGTCGGCATTAAATCTTAAATTGCCACCAACAGCTTGTTGGGCAATCCATTCAGGAGTAGGTTCAGATATATTTGCACCAGCTTTAAATGGTAAATCTATCCTTGCTGCTCTACCTTGACTCCTGGTCTCAGCCATTGCATAATTCCCACCAGCAACAGGATTAAATTCGGCTACAGTAGCCTGTGGGGTTACATCATAATATTTTCCATCAATTAATATCTTGGCGTTAGCCAAGGCATTATCTCTAGCAAGATTAGGGTTAACATTTGCCCAAGCTTCTATAGCATCATCGCTAAAACCTTTTAATTCTAATTCCTCACGTTTGCTTTTAGGAAGGTAAGAGCTAACACTATCTAAATTAAGTGGGATATTGACATAGTTAACAGCCTTATCTCCCCTGACCTGTCTACCGGATTCTGTAGTGTAAATTTGGTCATTTATTAACCAGCCTTTTTTACCTTCCTTATTTATTGGTCTAGGAATAGTTGTTACTGGAAGATAAGCACCATCAATTACACCTTGGGGAACTACACCAGGAATATTCTCTTTCCAGAATGTCAAGCCAGGACTATCATCATAAGTTGCTAAGTCTAAATATTGAGTATATTGTGGACTCTCAACACCTGCTGTTCTACTAGGAGTAATAGTGTACTTTCTATCAAATGCAGGTTTAGATTCTCCCTTCTTCGCTATCTTAATTAAGGCATCAACTTCATCACCACCAAGAACTGCTAATGGTTGTGCAAATAATTCATCAACTTTAGCTTTCTTTTCTTCAAGTGTAAAAGAATTGTCAGCAAGTATAGACTGCCTTTGTTGAACTAAGGAAGGGATTTGCCGCCTCGCCACTTGTGCGGCAATTGCCGCTTGAGTTCTGGGGTTAGACTCATCAAGAACCCTAGCTAACCCCACACCTTTAGGTAAAGGGATTTGGTAGCTGCTATTTAACCCTGCTGTTCTGCTATTAAAGATGGGATTCAATAGTCCTTTCCTGTCTGCCTCTTCATAGCTCATACCATCAGGAATAGGCTGATAGTCAGGAGTTATGCCTTTAAAATCCTGTACCATTAAGCGAGGGCGAGATATAAATTCAGCTTTATTAGCTATCTGTGCTGACCTTGGGAGGGTTAACGGGTTTCCGTATAACGGTGTTAATACTTCTTGAGGAAATCCATACTCATTGGGAATTGGTGTTCCGTACTCACTTACCTTGTAAGCAGCTAAAGGAGTTTCAGGATTGGTTTTAAATCTGTAGAATTTAGTGTTGGTAAAATCTCCAGGGTAAACTTCTTGATTGCCAAAGATTTCTTGTTGAACTAATGCGTTTTTGCCAACAACCTTTCCGTCATTTATAACTATTGATTGTGGACTATTGATATTAGCAACACGACTAACTATAGGCTTGTCTTCTTTATAAGGAACTACTGCAAAGTTATCATCATCAAGTCCTGTGTTACCTGTTCTGACATAGACAGTTCTGTTAGGGTCATAAATAACTTTTCCAGTTCGTGTATCCCTAACAACTTGTGGGGAACTAGAAGTAAACTCACTTGCTGGGGTAAAGTTATTTATACCTTTAGGCGGAACGTTGGGATTTTGACTTATTCTTTGTTCAACAACTCCAGAATAATAAGGGGTGTAAATCTCTCTAGGAGCAGGCAGGGATGGGTCTATAACATATTCCTGTCCATTAATTATTTCAAAAGGTCTAGTATCCTCTTCATAGGACTTTAGATAAGTCACTTCTGGATTTTTTATTGTAGATTGTATATTGTCTATGTCAACAATATTTCCATCAGCATTAAAAGCTAATCTGCCACCAAGATAATCTGTTTCTTGAAGTGATGGATATGCAGATGTGGCATTAGTATCTTGATATCCTGTAGGGGCGGATACAGTTATTGGGTTACCAGAATTAAATATTGTAGTCTCACCTCTACCCGGTTTTCTGTTTATTCCTAGATAAAGTTGACCTGCTTCTGGAGTAGCATTTATATATTCCCCTTCACCGGGATTTATGCCTGGACGGAAAACAGTTCTATTACTTCCATCCGTAAATCTGAGTTCTGGATTTACAAGCATATTAGCAGGTGCTTTTCTAACCCCTGCGGTTCTACTGCCACCTCTAGATAAATCAAGAGCTTGCATTGATTGTCCACTACTTTCGGCATTAGCGTTAAAGTAGTTGAATAAATCCTGTGGGTTATTATCGTCTACCCACTTTCTAGCAACAGGCTTAAAAGCATCCCTGCTTGCTTCCCCAAGCAATTGAACATTAGGAGGCTTGGGAGTTCCCATTCTTTTGTCCCAAATCTCAATAAAATTGTCAGTAGGAATTGGATTTCCTTCTTTGTCTAAAACAGCGTATTGACTGTAATCAACCCCGGGTTCAATAGATTCAGGTTGTAAAGTTTCTGGATTAACTAAATTCCCAGTGTGAACATATTTATTAATTGTCTCACCTGTAATTGGATTAATAGCAGGAACAGGTCTAGTAAATGCCTCTAATCCTGGATTAGTAGGGTCTTCTCTGATAATGTCAACTAAATTATCTCTACCACCTTCTCTCATTACTCGGTTAATGTCAGTCATTTCCTGAGCAAGATTAGTAGTTTGTTTTCTAATAGGTAGACCACCAGAGTCCTCACTTACTGCGGGTCTTACTAGATAAAACCCACCATTTTGAGTAACATTAAAAACCTCTTTTGTTAGAGGATTCATGTAAGTAGCACGGTAGTTTTTTCCTTGATTATCTGTAGTCTCATAGAGTTTTATATTATCTCTATTAAAACTATCCATGTTACCAGCAGGAATGAACTTAGTTTGAGCAGCTTGATTAATATAATTATTGTATTGCTCAGGACTAATTAGTTGACGTTTAACTGCATCCTCAAAGCTAATTAATTCATTCCCACCTCCTTGAATTCTAGGAATAGAAATACTTGGGATTGCACTACCTTCTTTGTCACCTGTGTAAACAATAGTGGCGGGAGTTCCCCTACCTTTACTAAACACCCTCTGATTAGTTTCTTTATCTATCCAAGTATTAGGTAGTTTAATAGAACCAGCATTATTTAAAAACCCACCTTGTCCTATCCTGGACATTACTTCTGGAGAGTATTCTTGCCTTACCCCTGCTATTCTTGGTGCTATGCCAACAGTTCTAGGATAGGGAACTGAATTATCTCTGTTAGCAATGTAACTAGCAGTATCAAAAAACCTACCTTCACCATCAGTTATTTGATTATCTACTTCTTGTTGTTGTTGAATATAAGCTCTTTCTTTGTCTCTATTCCATTGTCTATCAATTAAATATTGTCTAGCTTGTGGAGAGAGATTAGTGTACTCAGCTAAAGTGGAATTATTTTTAATAGCTAAAGGTGCGTGCCATTTATATTGGCTATTATTATTGCTCGATAATGCTGTTGATTGGTAAGACACTCCTGGAGTAGTAGGAGTAAATTGATTACCTTGTTGAATAAAAAAGTTGCCATCACCTGCAAATTCAGGGTTCTCATTGACGTTAAATCCTATATTTGGACGTATTGATGGTACAGGAATAGAATTACTTTGTTCACCTTGAATTAAATTAGGAATTTCTAATTTAGTAGGAATAGTTCTACCATCACTAATTAACTTTTGAGTAACGCCAGTAACAGGGTTGAAAACCAACCCTCTGTTATAGTCATAAACCAAACCAGTTAGCAAATCTGTTTTAATACCAACTGGTTTAGGTATAGGAATATTCGGAATATTTGCAGTTCTGTTTTCTCTATTTTCTAATACATTGAACTGATATTTCTCACCTTGTGTTTTAGGCGTTTGAATCCCAGCAGTTCTATTAGTATTTACAGGAACAACGGTAGGATTAACACCTGAATCCTCACCTCTTATAAACCCTAACGCCCATCTCTCATAGTCATTTCTTGGTTGCCAATTAGGGTCTTGTGCAATAGCATTCTGGACACCTGCTATATCTAACGGTGCTTGTGAAGCTCCAGTGCTTTTTTGAATACCTGCTGATGGAATATAAGCTGAATCATCTAATAAATCGTAATTAAAATCGTCATAACTTCCAGGAACAGCACCGTAGCTTTCGTCATCAAAGCTAGTATAGTTGCCAATGTTAGCTGTTCTAGATTGTTGAGATTGTTGAACTTCTGGACTAACGTACCTACCTAGACTATTAAGTACGGCTTCTTGAGTAGCATCCATAGCAGGACTAGCTACAGCTTTAGATAATCTATCTGCTACAATTCTTTTTTTATCTTGTTCAGTTTGCCCCTGTCTAAACATAAAGTTCCCACCAACTAAATCAGGAAATGATTGGTTGATGAAAGCATTTAATTGTCCAGGAGTCATCTGAGATACTAAATACTCAATTTCATTATTCATAGAAACTCTAAATTAATTTGTTGCTAGAGTTCCTATGAAGTCCATTACATTTCAGATGGCAAAGGAATTACTTGACCATGTTCATACGCAACTTCAATCCACTGCTCTTTAGCTAATCGGTTATTGGTTTGATTGTTGGTTCATGTTAAAAAAAAGAAAGTAGTTATTTCCTAGCAATTAAGCTAGGGAGTAAATCTATTTTACTTCACAAGAAAGGCCTCGTTGTAACTCGGATGTCCTACCTTATCAAACCTGGTGTGGAGATAAACCACTATCTCATCTCCAAATTTAATAGGTGGCGTGTCCTTTACTGGGATTACACCAATGCTATAACCATTGGACTTGGCAAAGAAATAATGCTTTCCGTCATTACCAATGCCTGACTCAATGGTAATGACAATCATTTCACCTTTGAAAATATGATTGCGGAAGTCTGAGTAAGTCCTGCCTACAATATTGAGTGTGTCAATCCTCAATTCCTGAAGCTGCTCACATATCTGTTCTATGCCTAGCAAAAAACAGATGTTAGTTGAGAAGCCTACCCTGTCTTCGTGGTCTTTGGCTTGAGGATTAGGAATACCAGTTTTGTTATTCCTGTGTTTGACGTCCCAGAAAGCGGCTACAGCCATCATCCTCTGTGCAGGGGGTAAATGGTTAAGTATCCCCTCATAGTATTTACAAATATCTTTCTGGGAAGATAATCTGCGTTCTTTAACAATTCTGGGAACTCTCTTCCCTGGATTAGCCTTTTCCCACCTACGTTGTTCTAATCCGGCAGCATACATGGCAGATGAATATTCGTTAGACACAACCTCAGCCCTCTCAATCCACTTCTTGCTAGGATTGAGGTGTGAGAATAAAACATTGAATGGTCTAAGGTTAGTTGCCTTCAACTCAGGCTTAACCCAAAGCTTGTTGACCTCTGCTATCAACAGTCCTACAGTATCATTACTCCGTGATGACATCTGGTAGAACAGGTAGCAGTCGTCATCCTTGACCTGTTTCAACCAGTCAACTCGTTGAGATTTGAGTGCATTACCAATAGAACCTATTAATTTTCTGTCAGGTGGTAATGCACCTTTGAGGGAATCAACCGCTGCTTGAAGTTGTGGAACTAACTGGAAAACAAAGTCTTCCCTCTTACACGCCCAGGATTTGGCTATGTAGTAGGTTATCAGACCAGTTAAGTTTTCCATACTCTTAACCAGAATTTGTCCTAGAGTGCCTTCAATGGGAATCTTCTTAGGCTTGAGTCCTGCCTGGTCTAAGTCAGGTTCACCGAAGTTCTTGACTGCCTGAGCTACGTGAGGCAAGTTAGAGCCTGGTAGCCACATAAGAAAATCGCCGTCGGTATCTCTACCAAGTTTCATTAGGGTATTGCAGTTACCTACAATAACCCCCTCCATCTGTTCCCACTTAGGGAGTATGTGATTTGTCCATACCTTGATGTCGTACTTCCAACGGCAAGGATAGGGAAATACGATTACCTCTTCACCATCTGCTAACCCTGGAATGTAACAGGAGTTATCTGGTAATTCCTCATCTGGCATCACCATAGATGAGTTAAACTTAATTCCACCTGATGTAGCAATCTCACGCCATCTTCTACTCAACATTCCCATAGTTGCCTTGATAGCCCATGGGTGGGTAGATAGCTGACCGTGTACGTCAGATTTTAAAATCTGACTTAACCGAGATTTCTCTTGACCTTTACCTTCATCTCCTTTCCGCAGGAGGTAATCTAACAACCTCTGAGGGTTGCTGACTAGGGTGTTAAGTTCCTGTGCCTGTTTTTGTGCATTGGGAACTATGTCTTCCCACACTGCATCCCAAGGCAGAAACTGCACTACTGAATATGAAAGATTAGACTTACGGAAGTCGTAACCAGACCTTTCATGTTCAACTTCAAGTCCTAAAATTTCGTGAGTCTCGGTCCACCTTTTTAGGGATGGTGACTTAAACACCACACCAAAAGCTAACTTAGCCAACTCATACTCCCCAGGTTTAACCTTATTGCCCTTAAAACAGGACGTAGGTAAAACAAGGTCATACTTGCCTTTCTTAAAACCAACTGCAATCGTACCCTTTGCACACCAATCAGGGTTGATATTGAAAGCCCTAAACTGGAATGGATTGAATATGGAATCCACAAACTCCATAGCAAACTTCTCAGAACATTTCCCGTGACAATCACCTGTGCGGTACTTGCGGGACTTGCTATCACCGTCATCAACTACTAGCAGCTTAATGCTGATATCCTTAATCAACTTACATTCAGTTGTTAAGTTAGAACCGTAGTTGGCAGCATTCATATTGCTACCAAAAAATCTGGTAAAACAGTCAAACTCTGATGTTGAGTAGATTGCCTTGCCTTGTTTTCTACTACCACTACCACCGACTAATACATACTCTTCAAAGCCTTTGTCAAGAACTTCAGAGATGTATTCTAAGTCAGGATTCTCGTTAGCTAACAAAGCACCAACATCCCCAATAGCAAACTTAACGTTAGGGAATAGATGCCCCAACATTGTGTTGTGGTAAGTTGACTTGCAATGCTCTGGTAGCCACTGTTGACTAACCAGGTCGTATTGCTTTAGAATAAGTTCAGGCATGGAATTAGACTTTCTATGTTAGATAAAAGACCCCCTAGTAGACAGCGACCAAACTAGCTACTAAGGGGTTTTTGTTTAAATCAGCACGAAGTGAACATAAAAATAACTCACTTCAATTCAACCTAAGTCAAATCAAAATGAGTTAGTTCAATCCTATTTAGGCGTTAGCCTTCCCAGTCAACCGACGCAGAATCATCTGCATAAATATTTACAGCACCCCAGAACTCGCCCCATGCAAGAGCCTCGCATGAGTGGAAGTTTGTTAGTCGAAACTTCTCGCCTTTTGCTCTCCAATATAGGGCAATGCCCTCTTCACTCTTTTCGACAAAAGGTTTTTGTTTTAGTTTTTGATTTATTTTCTGTGCCTTCATAATTTACCTGTAATGAACTTAACTCAAAACTGATTAGGCGTTAGCCTTGTACATCCCTTACCAACCGACTTCTACGCTTAAAACCCAACCTTTCATTCTTGGGCTGTAATAGTAACTAAAACTATAACTAAAAAATAAGTGCGTAGCACCAATAAAAAAACTTCTTTATTTACAATCCCAAAAGAATACTAACTCCGAAGGAACTAAAACTATAACTAGGACGCGTAGCGTCCATAAAAACCTTCTTTAGTTTAAACCTGAGTTATGTTATTATTTAAAGCAAGCAAAATAAACTAAGTTTACCATGACAGTATTAGTTGACCATCAAATCAAATCTCTTTGCAAGAAAGGACTTGTTAAACCCTATGATGAATCTTTAATTAATCCATCTTCCTTAGATATTAGGTTAGGGAATAATCTAATTATTGATAATGAAATTGTAAACATTTCTCATCACACAAAAGAAAATCCCTACATCTTAGATGCTAATGAATTTGTGCTGGCAGAAACTCTAGAATATTTAACAGTTCCAAATAATGTTGCTATAGAGTTAAAGTTAAAATCTTCTAGAGCTAGAGAAGGATTGTCTCACGCATTAGCAGGTTGGGTAGACAACGGATTTCATGGAGTATTGACTTTGGAATTAAAGAATTACTCCACAAAAAAACCAGTGTTTATCTACCCAGGATTGAGAATAGGTCAGCTAATCATTCATTCAACAGAAAAACCCACTATTCCCTATCAAGGAAAATATAGCGGGTTCACTACTGTTATGAGTAGTTTGGATAAATAAACTAGGACTTGAGATAATCAAAATTAAAAGCCTCTCTACCTCTAATGGTGTCGGCTATTATATTTAACCACTCTTCAGTTATCATTTTATTTGATAACTGAAATGTGACATAACCATAGTAAAGGCAAAGGTTATTTTTTATGTAATCTCTTTCTATCCCACCTCCGCTACTATGCCCACCTTTACCCCAAGTACCACCATTGATTTCTATGAGAACCTTAGAGTTAATATGAGCATAGTCTGCCCTAAATCTGCGTTTAGGAACAGGCTTAAACTCATTTATTAAATCAATGCTAGGATAAAGAGTAAGCCATAGTTCTTCAAACTTTAATTCAAGATTTGACTTTGGCATCTTTCCTTGCTAAGACTTCAGACTTCCATTCCTCTGTCCACTCGACTTCCTTGCACATCCAAACATCTTTTCCTTGGTCTACATACCCCATTCTATTTGCAATCTCTTGAGTAACTTTACCGCAAGATAACAATGCCTCACAAAGTGCTAACTCAATAGGGCAGGTAGAATCTTCATAAAGGGGTGCTGCTTTTTTGCATCTATCACAATTACTTGCAGTCCAGTCACTATATTGACTGCCATTACTAAATACCCTAACTTCATTTTCCTCAGTCATAATTACTTCACAAATTACTTCACTATTAATGGGGCAATCGCCCCTATACTTTTGATGGTTTAACTACCGAATCCAAGCAACGCATTTACTGGAAAATCTATTTTCTTTTTTATATTGTTGTTATTAGTTTGTGTGTCTAATCTAATTGCACTAGAGGTAACTAAATATCTATTATCAAGTTGTTGTTTTTTCATAACTCACCTGTTTATTTTGCCGAATATATTATACCATAGAGCAAGCAAAATAAACAGTGGTTGGTTAGACAATGGAACTAAATAAATGTACGGAACTGAGCAACAGCTTGGGAATAGCTATTGTTAATAGGAATACAGGCTTGGCTAAATCGGTTATCACGGAACTGTCAGAGTTGGAAGAAACTCATTTAGCTAAGATAACTTCTAGGGTTAGAGAAAATATATCTAACGAAGAGTGGAGTTGGTTTCAATCACTTCTTAATGATGGGAACAAAAGTAAACCTGTAGCTCCGTTGGCTGATGAAGATAAGGAATTAAAACAAAAATTAGAAACAAGAATTATAGAGAACACAAAAAGGTTTTTTATAGACACAGGCAGAGACTTACATACCCTCAAACAAAGAAGACTCTACCGTGAACAATACAATAGTTGGCAGTCTTATTGTCAGTTAGGTTTAGGCATTAATCCTACTACTGCAAGTAGAGCTATTAAGGCATATCAAGATTGTGAAAGTATTCGCATTTACTTTGATGATGATACCTTGCTTCCTAAAACAGATTACGTTCTTAGATTATTAGGACAAATAAAAGATGTAGAGTTAAGAGCTAATGTGTGGCGTAAAGCTTTAGAACAATGCAATGAAACTCCCACTACATCAGATATTAAAAGAGCTTACGCTGAGATGATTAATCCTGAGATTAAACCACCTAAGCCTAATAACTTAGAATTTAAAGTCGGTGATTTTGTATCTATAAAAGAATCCTGCGTTAAGTGGGGTAAAGTAATTGAGATTACATCAGGATTAAGATACAAAATTAAGTCAGGAGATATCACTTCAATATACCAGACTTATCAAGTAACCAGCTTAGAAATACCTTTATTTGTAGCTGAAGCCGTAGAACAACTTTATCAATCTCATTCTCCTAAATTAAATGCGAATACTCTACTAAGTGAAAATCACCCTCATACGAAATCCATTGCTACTACATTCTATGCGTATAATGAATTTGCTGATTGGCAGATATCTTTGTTAGGGAGTCTAAGAAGCTTATGTCAATAGAACTTTTCAGGAAGTATCAACAAACAAAGTCTATTACTATTAGAAATAAATTAGTAATGCTCAATGAAGGATTAGCTTATAAAGCTGCACATACAGCTAAGTTATACTGCAATGAAAGTTTTGATGACTTATCACAAGAAGCGTTTATAGGATTGATTAGAGCAGTAGAAGATTACGACCCCTATAAAGGAATTATGTTTTCTTCCTACGCAGTCCCTAGAATATCAGGAAAGATATTGCAATATCTTAGAGATAGGTCTAAGTTAATTAGGCTTAGTCAGTCAATGCAAAAGTTAATAGCAGACATTAAAAGAATAGCCATCCATTCAGTTACTGTAGAGGAAATATGTAGACAATTAAATATTACTCAGGAAGAATATCAACTAGCTATTGGTGCTTATGCTGCATCTACTCATCTTCATTCTATTGATGATGATAGTGATGATAGAAAACCACTAGAGTTACCATCACATGATAATCAAATAGAGGAAAGTAAAGTATTCAAAGTTGATTACAGTAATGCTACTAATAAGGAATTAAAATCTCTTAGTAGTGGTGACTTAAATGTTAGAAGTATTTGGTTAATGGCAAGTAATTGGATTAAAGAAGAAGGATAATATGACATTTAGGATACCAACACTTACATCTGCTGATGACGTTGCCGCATGGCTGAGTGGGACAAAACAGCAGCTTGATGATTACCTTGCTCAGATACCCTCTTCTCAATGGGATGAATATGTGCCACTTCAAAAGGCAGACCCGAAGATTTCAGTCTCTAAATATCAAAACTTAGAAACTAGAGCAAGACAATCTGGAAAAAATAGAGGTCTTCAGGATGATGCTCTAGACAATTATGTCTTAGAGCAAATGTCTCCTTATATTGTTAATTTAACCCCTGAAGAAAGGGCGAGAGAAATACAAGTATTGATTGAACAGGAAAAAAGAAACTATTTGCAAGAAATAGAAAGACAAGCTAAAAGATTTGGGTACAAACCAGAAAGAAGAAGAGTTGAAGAAGCAATATCAGCTGGTGACATAGATACGGAATTTGTTCCTGAAAATGCTCCGATTAATTCTCAAAGACGTTCTGCTAAAGCTCCTCAAGGTGCAATGCGAATTGAAGGTGATATTTTTATGCCTTTAGAAGAAGAGCAAGCAATGAGAGAGCAGTTCAGAGGAAAAGGAAATGCTTTCTTTGATGAACTAAAAAAGAGAGGGTTAATTCAAGTATTAACTCCTGAAGGAAATAGGGTAGTCCCAAAGAAGTATGCAATTTTTGATGAAACACTAGGAGAAAGAGGTAGGTATGCTCTCAAACCTGAAATCCAATCGTATTTAGAATCCAGGAAAGTCAATGCTCCTCAAGGTGTAGTAAGTCAACCCATTCCTGAAACCCCTCTTGTACAATCGTCTCCTCTTCCCAATAATGCTGAATCCGAAGCAATCTTAAATGATTTAGATAATCTCTTTTTAAATTCACAACCCCAACCTACGCCCCAAGAAGTTCCGGGAACTGTAACAACTATCCCTACAGATAATGGGGCAATTGCCCCAGACGTTGTGAGCGTATTATCAACACAGCCGGGGTTTAGTGTAGTTCCAGAAACCGTATCTTATAGCCCACTACCCATACCAGAAGGGACTCCAGTATCAGGGATAAACAATGCAGTTTATCCTGGAAGTAAAGCTGTATCTACTTCTTCCGGTATTCCTATGAGTGGAGGTGGTGGTGGGAGTATTCCTCCTAAACCCCCTACAGGTGGTGGTAACTATGACTTTGATGGGGAAGAATTTAATCAAGCCCGTCAACAACATCTAAACGACAAGGCAAGACAAGTGGCTGATACTGGTAGTTGGTGGGGTAATGTGTGGCATGGAACTAAGAGAGGGTTTGATTATGCCGTAGAGGCTGGTAAACATCCTGGACGTTCTGCATCAGTAGCTTGGAATCGCGCACCTGAAAGTCAATATGCCCATTTACAAAATGAAGGTAGAGTGGGATTTGGGGTTGGTAGAGTAGCAGGTGACGTAATAGGGAATGGCAGTCGTCAAGTCTTATGGACTATACACCCTGCGGATTTTGTGGGTACTCACGGTTCTAAGTTCTTAGGTGAAGATGCAAGTAGGATGGCAAAGGTCGTAGTTCCATTTGCTGCTGTTACAGGATTAGAATTAGGCTCTCAAATTTATAACCCATTTAACCTGGGTGAAGGCGGTAGGGTTGCAGGATATCAAGCTATTAATCCTGATGAGGATGACCCACGTATTTCTACATCACCGCTGTCCGAGTTATTAATTGATAGAGGATTGTTAGGTAAAAGAGGTAAGCTGCTTCCTTGGGAGCAATTTAGACAGGAGCGGACTGATATCCCCTATGAACAGTATCAGAAGTATCAGGACTATTTACGTAATAAAGATGATAACTTCCTGAGAGATGCCACTGGGGGATTAATTAAAGGAACTATGGATGGAATTAATGGACCAGAGTTGTCAGTCATGGGTTATTCTGTCACACCTACTGGGGCGTTAGCCGCCGGGGCTGCACTGTTAGCGGGTAGGGAATTAGTTAGAACAGGAAGAATAGCAGGGTTCAGGAAGTAATAATTATGCAAATATTTGGTAGAAAAATTGAACCACTAACCGCACTTAATAGATGGGGTCAAGCTGTTAAGGACGGAAGAATGTATGCTACCCGTCCTCATATTCCTCAAGAGTATTATGGTAATGCTGACAAAGCATCTTTTTGGTTAGGACAACAACCTGGCATTGGTAATGCCCTAGAGTTTGCAGTTGACAATCCCTATGGTGCTGCTGCTGCGTTAGCTGGCGGTACTGTAGTAAATAATTTAATTGGTAATCCAGTAGGGGGTGCTATTGATTTCCTCTCAATGGGATTAACTAATTTAAAACCTGATGAGTATATCGAACAACCACCTCAAAGAATTGTTGAAGTTACTCAAGGAACTAATCAACCTATTCTGGAAATACAACCTGGAATACAGCAGTCTAACCAAGTTCAAATACCAGAACTTAATGAGGAAGAGCGGGATAAGTTTATGAAGTACACCACTAACCGCACTGCCCAACAGATATTAACTTATCAAGCATTGCAAGACTTTCTTAATCAACAACCTGGAATGGAGGGCTATCAATGAACTGGGGAAGTGTAGGAAGAGGATTTGCTTCTGTAGCTGATGACATTGCCCGTAGTCAAATGGGTAGAAGAATTGGTGAGGAGTATGTTGACCATGTTACCAAAGCAGTTGCTAAAGAATTGAATGTTAATGGTTTATTCACTGCTGATGACGCTGCTAAATATATGGCAGAAGCACAAAAAGATGCTGCTAGATGGTACGCAAGTTTTGTTGCGCCTAATAGTCAAATACCTATAGATGAAAATGAAATCCTTTACCGCATGGGTAAGGGTGTAGCACATACAGGACAATTTGCTAGGAAGAATTTTGGCAATGCTTTAAACCTAGGCGTAAATGCCATGTTTTTAGCACCAATGGCTATGCAAATGTTACCACGTTCTGAAGAGGAGCAATATTATGGGTAACTTTGGCAGGATAGCAGGTAAAGCATTCAATTATGGTATGCCTGTAGTTGGTGGTTTTATGGACTACCAAAGCGGGAAAGAACAGGGAGAAGATGATATTCGGGCTGGTGCTGGTGCTGTAGGTTCTACCCTTGGTGGTTTAGCCGCCACTGGTGCTGCCACTGCTGCTGGTGCTAAGGTTGGGGCTGCCCTTGGTACTGCCTTAGCACCAGGACTAGGAACACTTGCTGGTGGTGCTATCGGTGGACTTGCAGGATTGGGTACTTCATTAGCAACACAAGGTTTAGGTGGTTTTGCCGGGGGATGGACTGCTGATAGATTAGATGAAACTGTCAGGGGTAAAAATACAGGAGTTAAAAATAATATGTCTCAATATGTACAAGACCAAAGAACAGGCGATATTGCAGAGGTTGATGATAACGGGAATATAGTTGGCTGGATTGTTAAAGGGGGCGTGGTTGTTGCTGGTGGTAACACCGTGCTTAATATTGGCAATGAATTAAAAGACATTCCTTACGATTACGCTAGGAATAAGGCTATATTTCAAGCTGACCCATTATTAAGTGCAACGCCTGAAGAGGCTGCTCGCTGGGCTGCGAGAGAAGTTCCAGGTGACATAGGAAGAGCCATAGGTAGAGGCTTTCGTACCACTGGAAATAATATTGGTAGAGTCTGGAATGCTATTCCTGGCAATAATGTAGTAAAAGCTGGTGCTGCATTAGCTCTTGTTGGCGACCAACTAACTGGTGCTAACCTCTCAAAAGGTGTTGGTAGAGTTCTTGCTGGTGGTGCTGACGCTGTTGCTAACACTGTAGGGTTTAACACAGATTTTGATGGACGAAACAGAATGAGTCAACAGCAAATAAAGCAAAACAACGAGACCGCTAGGGTTGAAGATAATCTAAAAATCTACAACCCTTACGATGAAGCAATCTATCAGAAAGGCTTTCGTAGTCGGCAGGAAATGGAGGACTACGAAAACAGAATATGGCAGCGCAACGAAGACAAAGCTGCCGAGGTCTTCAAAAAGCGTGATGACATTAACCGTCGCAACTACATGACTGAGTTTACAGCAAAGCAAGCATCTGATTTGTTATCAAGGTATGCTGAGATGCCTCAATCTGTAGCTAATAGCATTGCACAAATCTATCAAGCAGCAAGATAGTTATGGAAATTAGAGAGAATGCTTTGAAACTATCTAAATCTTGGCAGTTTAATCGGAAAAAGAATACGTCTTCCTATGATGCCCCAACTAGCACAGATTTAGACACAAGTTACTCTATCCAAAAAAACATAAAAGGTTATATACCATGAATAAAAGGGCGGAAGCCGTAAAGAAAGCTAGGGAGTATCAGCAAAATAAGCCAGCAATTACAGGTGGATATCAGACATACAAGGACAGTCGTGGTGTTACATTAAGGAGGTGGAAGGACTTTAGCAATCCATCCATGACTACTAGGACTGTCCCTAATCCAACTGGGAAACAAGGGGTAACGGGTGGATATAGAACATACAAAGACCCCCGCGGCGTTGAGTTAAGAGAATGGGTAAACTATAGCAATTCAGCTAGACCTCAACCACCCAAAGTAAGACCACCGTCTCAATCGTCTCAGACAAGATACACCCCAACTCCGCAAGATAAATATATTGAGGAGCAGTATCTTAGATATCAACAGGAGTTGTTTAACCGCCAAAAAGAACTGGGAACATTTTATGGCAATTTAGCAAAAGAGTCCCAAGCAGCTTCTTTTGCTAATCAACGTTTTCTGCAAAAATCAATAAACGATACCACTTTAGGGGTGCAAAGAGTAAGAACAGAGGGTGATGTAAAAACAGCAGAGATTACTAGTCAGGGTAATGTAAAAACAGCACAGATTACTAGTGGGGGTAATGTAGAAGTTGCAAAAACACAAGCTGAGGCTAGTAAATTTGGTGCTACTACTGCTGCTGATGCTAATAAATTTGGTGCTATTACTGCTGCTGAGGCCAGTAAATTTGGTGCTACTACTGCTGCTGATGCTAGTAAATATGCTTCTGATAGAGATGCTGAAGCAAGGAATAAACAAACCGATGCAAACTACTTTGTAGAAAGAGAGAAAAATGCAAACCAGAAAGAAAAGAACAAACAAGATTTTTATCTTAACGCTGGTTTAGGTATATTAGACTCAATGAACAAACAAAGAGCTTCTAGCAGTCAAGCAGCAGCACAAATATATAGCTCTTTCTTGTCAAGTAATCCGTATAACTTTAAGTATTGGAATTAAAGAAAGGGTAGAGTATGATTGGTTTTTTTGGAGCTTTATTGGGTGGGCTTGCAAGCGGTGTTGTTGGTGGATTATTTGGGAACAGTCAACAAAAAAGGCAACACCAGCAAGCAAAGGATTTAGCACAGCAACAATTGGAAAATAGCATGAGACTAGGTCAACAGGCATTTGACTTTAGAAGACAAGAAGCTGACCAAGACTTTGGTTTTAGAAAGACCTTAGCTGATGATGGCTATGCGTTTCAAATTAGAAAAGCTAATGTTGATGATGAAATAACCCGTCGTCAGAGTCAACAGCGATTTGGTTTTGAAAAACAACTGGCTGATGATAACTACGCTTTTCGTAACACAGATAGGGCAGAAAGAGAGCGTGCTGCCGACGAGACCATGGAAAGAGATTACCAAATGAGAACTGAAACTACTAATGCTGCTAGACAAGCTGCTAATAGTGCTTTCTTTGGTGGTGGTAATAAATTTAATCGGTTTAACAGTGGCAGTAATAGATTTAATAGGTTTAAGGCTAGAAGTTAATGTAAACGGGAGGTAATAACCTCCCTCAATTAAATCTAGTAATCTTGAAAATCTATTAACTTCCTCATTTCTTCATTCTTGATTATTGAATCGGCATTATTAATCGCATTATTCCAGTATTCCCAATTTCTAACAATCCAACCTTCAGGTGAAAATGGATATTTTGTTTCAGCTACAACTATCCAGTTACCAGAGGGCTGAAAATATATCAAGAATCCCCCACTGTAAACAAACTTGCTTGAAACATCAGTATCAAGAAGTTCTGTGGCTAAAGGGTCATTATTGTTTTGCTCCCTAGCCTGCAACCAGGGAAAAGGGTATACTGTTTGGGTTTTGTTGAGTGGGATTTCTCTTAACAACACAAGTTCTAATTCCTTGATTACGTCACCATTATTAAGGCGTTAGCCTTACAAATATAATACTTTATAAGACTAAAACTAAACTATGACAAATCAAAAAGTAGAATCAGTACAAGAATATGTAGACAATCTCCCTAATGAAATCTTCTCAATGATAATGGAGATTGTGTATTCCCCTACTCCCAGCGAGAAAGAAATTTACCAAACTTTAATTGATTGGGGAAAGGAAAACGACACTCCTTTTGTGTTTGGTTTTACCTATGTAAAAACCTGGGTAAGGTCTAAACAGAAAGTAGGAACGTTAGCACAAGATTATAATAAAGACCTAGAGAAATATCAAGGTGCTGACTTGTCTTTAGGTTTAGCTCGTAAGGTAGGAGCTACTATGGGTAAACTTCTGGATAAAGGGGTAGCGCAATTAGAAGAAACTGATTGGTCTAAAATTCCCCCATCTGAAATCCTAAAGTTTATACCTGCTGCTGCCAGGGAACAGAACAACACTTTAAAAATTGTTTCTGAATTCCAGCAAATCAAGGATAAAAAAGACTTAGTATTTGCAGGTGCTTATAGGATGAAAGAGGAAATCCTAGAAACATTCAAGGATAATCCTCTCATTTATGAGGCAATTTCAGAGGCCGCTAGGGCAGCCATGTTAGTTATTGAAGAGGCAGAATATTAACCATACTTATTGCCTCTTCAATCCAGTAGAACTGAATCTGAACATTTTCCGCCGCTTGTTTATCTTCTTCTCTGTCACCAATCATGATTACTTTTTCTAGTTTGTTTTTGTCCACCGAGTTTTTTGAGTAATACCATATTGCTTGTTCTAACATCCCAGAGCAAGGCTTTCTGAATTTACCTTTTGTCCCTAATTTCTGAGCAGATAAAGTATTGGATAAATCCCAAGGCTTCCCACCAATCCATGACTGACTATGAGTTGAATATCCGGATATTTCTCCAACATAGCAGGTATTTCCTTGAAAATCTGGACAAAAGTAAATTCTTTCAAACACAGGCATATTTAATTCTTTAACAAAAAGATTATTGCAATACATCATTTCATCAAACACTGTATCCAAAGATTTAAAACGTTTTTCTACACCACCTTGATTAGAGACAATTACTAAAGTAAAATCTTGTGACAGCAATCTTTTTACTAAATCCAAAGAACCAGGTTTAATGATTTGTTGTTCTGGCTTATTAATAAAACCATTTTCTTCTGCTGAAATGACAAGAGTTCCGTCTTTATCCAATAAAGCTAACTTCATTTTAACCTTTTAACTACATCACTGTTCCTGGGGCGTTAGCCCCTTTATTTATGATACTACTAACCAATGGCTAATCAACTACTAAGAACACAACGGGATGCTGCTAGAGAACGAGCTAAAGATAAAGCTCGTGAGGCTATGATTACAGCACCATCAGAAGAAATGGTAAAAGCACAGAATGAGTTTCCATTTTTCTGTGAATATGTTACCCGTAACTCTGAGCGTCCTATTGTTCTAGCCAAACACCATTTAGGGTGGGTAAAACATTGGATTACAGGAAAAGATAGTGAGAATCTTGTAGGTATAGCAGGTGTAGACATAGATTTACTCGCCCCACGCGGAAGTGCTAAGTCTACAGTATTGGGTCTATTTCTTGCGTGGTCTATAGGTAAACACGCATTAGCTAAAAGAGTATTACAAATACTATATGTAAGTAACAGTATTGAATTAGCTCGTGCTAAATCTGCTGCTATAAAAGATATTATAAGTAGTCCAGAATACCAAGAAGTATTCCCTACAGTTATCCCAGCAAAACACCGATGGGCTGACAGCTATTGGGCTATAGATTTTAGTTACGCTGGTATTAAATCTAGTGGCACTGAGAGATTTACCATGATTGCTGCTGGCGTAAAGGGTGGTATTGTCAGTAAACGCTTTAACCTAGTAATTTTTGATGACTTAATTAAATCAGTAGATGAAATGGCTACAGGAGAAGCCAGGGTTAAACTAGAAAAGTTGGTATCATCTTCTATTAACCCTACGTTGCTACCAGGAGGGCGTAAACTTTCTTTGGGTACTAGATTCCGTCCTGATGATATTCACTGCACTGCTTTTACCCCTGACAAGGGATGGTATCAAATTCAGGAAAGCGCAATACTCATAGATGAAGAGGGAAATGAGTATAGCTTTTGGGAAGAATGGTTAAAGCTAGAAGTTTTGCAAGGACGTAGACAAGAAGACCCCTTGGCGTTTGCCTACCAATACCAGAATACAATTGTTCCACTGGAAGATATTGGTTTAGAACCAGGATGGATTTACTTTGAAAACATTCCCACTGAGTTTGATAATTATGTTGTTGGTGTAGATTTAGCTGCTAGTTTAAAACAGAAAGCAGACTACACAGTGATGATGTTATTGGGAGTATTGGATGGTAAATTTTATTTCCTTGATTACCGTAGAGGTAAATGGCAAGGTAACTTACAGATACTAGATGCCTTATTGGGAATGTATGAAGAATGGTATGAAGATGGTGTACCATTCAACATTTACGTTGAGTCAGTAGCTTATCAGTCATCTTTGCAGGGAGACTTTCAACGTTATGTTGTTAACGAAAAAGGTTTATACGACATCAACTGTTACCCCTACAGACTGAAGGGAGATAAGTTAGCCCATCTCCTATCAATCAGTGGGGCTTACGCATCTGGGGTGGTGAGGTATAATAAATATAAGTTCAAACTCAAAGATGAAGTTATAGATGAGCTTGTAAACTTTGGAAGTAAATCACATGATGACTGCTTAGATGCCTCCGCAATAGCGTTACAAGCTGCTGGGGTCAGAAAGAGGATAGAGGCAAGGTAAACGGTAAGTTTTAACTCCATTTAGTTCAGATATTTCACACTTCCATTCTTTTAAAAGCCTCCGAACATATCTTCTAGTCCCACCACTACCAGACTTGCAGTCAACAACAAAATAACACTGGTCTAATGTTACCGCGTTACCTTCTTCCATAAATCTTCTTAATATATTTTCTGTTGAGTCGTAAGTTACAAGTTTGAACTCTTCAAGTAGGTATTCATTGTTTGTTGGCACAATAACCAAAGCAGCATTGTGTCTTTTACCCTTTGCAACTTTAACTAACCCTAATTTTATAAGGTCATAAACCACCCTTAAAGACGTACTTTTATCTGTTCCTAACAACTTGGTTAAATCTTTTATATAAGTAACTCCATTACTTGAATTAATAAAATCTAAGGCTTTTTTTCTGTTTCCACCTAAAACATCTACCTTTTTATATTGATTAAATTCATCAAGTAAATGTTTTCTGTCAGTGTCAATATAGATTTTTTTAACTTTATTGAGCTTAATAAAAACAACTTTTTCAGTTTCGACCAACTTAACTAGTGCAGTATAAACAGACTTTTTGACCCAAGTTTTCTCCTCATTAATTTGGGATGCAGTAGATGGACGTGATAAACTTTTTAATCTTTTTAATATTTCATCAGGTAAAGTTGTCTTTTTCTTTGGTTTAAGACTTTCTATATACTCATCAAGTAAATCTTTTCTATCAGCATCTATGTAATAGGCTCTGGCTGTAGACTTCATAGTCACTATTTCACCACTGGCAAGTAAGACTTTCAACCATCTTTCCAGGGTAACTTTACTTGATACTCTATCTGCATACATCTCTCTGACAGATAAAGGTTTATCAGTGTTTTTTAGGTGGTTTAATACTGTCTGTCTATAGTTGGTTATTTCTCTTTTAGGCTTATCTTCTTTAACTTTTTTGCCTGTTTTAGTTGTATCTACTTCAACCTTCTCAACTCGTTTAACTACTTCATCTATTAACTTTTGGTTTTTGAGCATTTTAAAGCAGTCAATGCAAACTACTCTACTCTCTACTTGCCACTCCATGTTATTACGAAATTTGTGGCACGACTCACACCGCCCAACCTTGGTTTCTATTTGAATAGCTATCATAACTTTAACTTCTGTTTATTTTGCTATTGGTTATTATAACCCGCAAGGTAACAAAAGAAAAGGGGCTATTATGCCCCTAATAAATTAAACTATAAAAGAGTCATCAGCAATTGTTGGAACAACCTCTGACACAAACCCTTTTGCCTTACTCCAAGCCTTGTCAACTTCTGGAAAAAGCTTGATAAAGTATTCGACGTTTTGGGGTTTGCCTCTAACAGCCCACCCATCTACATATTCAACAACTTGGTCAGAGTCTAAAGGTTCAAGACATCCATTTCTTAATCTATCTTCTGATTTGCCGCCCCAAGATTCAAATTCTTTTTGAACTCCAACTTTACAAAAATCAACTAGCTGATTAAAAGAAATAATTTCAACTTTCATAACAAACTCCAATCAACTTAAACTACAACAAACTAAATAGGGGCGTAGCCCCTAATAAAAACTATTTCGAGTCAGCGTAGGATTTTCCTACTTCCGTCACCAGAGGCTGCACCGCCCCTCCTAAAAAGGAGTGATTGCGGCATATTTCATTCGCAATATCTTCTGCCTCTTTTAGATTAGAGGCTTTGATATACTCGTACCCAACATTGCCTGGAATGGCAAAGACATAATTACGCATAACATATTCTCCAAATTTATTTTACTTCACAACTAATTAGGCGTTAGCCTTGCCCCCTATTCTTAGTATAAAAACACTAGGAATAGGGTGCTTCCAGTCAGTTATCTACCTGAACCACGTTCCATGAGAAACTCCTTTTATTTTGCTAATACTTCAATTCTAATGGGGCAGTCGCCCCTGTACCACTGGGGAAAGTGGGGAGGATAATCCCCAAGGGAACACCTAACTTGCTGCAATGATATCACGTAATTGTGACACTGACAACTCTGCAAGCAGAATATTTTCAATTACTTGCTGCATTATTACTTCGGTTTTGCGTTTGTCAGAAGATTTGAGAACAATCTCAAATCCGGGGATGGATTTACCTACACCGATTACCCATTGCTTACAACGTCTGGCGTTAGCTTTATAGCCATCTGCCATCATTTGTCTAACTTGTCTGTCAGAAGCTGGGGTATGTTCAAGAACTTCTGAATGCTGTTCAACCAAAGCAGGGGCAATGTCGTCCAAGGTTAAGCCTAATGGCTCGCTGCTAACCTTAATAGGCTTTAGGAATCTATACCCAGCTTGAGCATAGCCCTTAAACTTGAAAAGGTTAATTTTGGTCTGATTCCGAAACCAAGTGGCTTTACTGCCACTTGGTGGATTGCAATTGGCTACAAGATGCTCTAAAGATTCGAGTGAGGTAATTGCAAATTCACAAACCCGGTGGTATATATTCTTAGAATCTTTAAGCAAGTAAACACCATTAAGCCTTTTCTCAGAGCGATTATATTGGGAATAGTCCTCCCAATATAGCCTAACCACAAAAGTCCCGACAGGGCATTCAGCCCCCTGGTATTTTCGGGACTCTTTCAAGCAAGCTAATGTAAGTTCAGGCTTGACTGACATAACAGACTCCGATTATTTTGCTAATAAATTGAACTAAATACAGTCGTTGTAGGGGCTATCTAGAATTACCCAAAGTGCGTCCACTTAACTACACAAAACTAGTAGGGCGCGTAGCGTCCATAAAAAAAAGACCAGCTTTTACACTGGTCTTAAATAAATTGAAATTAACCTAGAGGGCAATATTGGGGGATGTATTTATACCCTTCATTGTAAAGGTCTGAAACACGATATCCCCTGTCTACTAGCTCTAAAGCCATATCCCATGGCGGGATAGACTCTTCGATTTGACTTCTGTCAGACGTGGCATAACCAAACCGAAAGTGTTCAACCATATTTAAATACTCGTTCATCTGTAATGCCAAAATAGCAGAGTAAAACTGCTCAACTTTAATTTGGAAAACCATAACAAACTCCAAACAATTAACTAAAACTACAAACTAAAATTAATACGCGTAGCGCACATAAAAAAACACCCACCGGATTAAACCAATGGGTAAAAATTGAGTATTAAGCTGCTGCTAAAAGATTACGACGACGAACTCCAATTCCTTCACATTCAATGTAATCAAGGGGAACGATATAACAAACTTCACCGCGCCGGACAAAGAAGTTAAAATCGTTGGAGTTTGTTCGGTTTTTCAAAAGGTTGTTTAGACCTGCCAGGGGAATGAGTACGCTATCGAAAGTTTTTATGTCAACCCACAAGATATGGGTTACTTCCTTGTGGAATGGCATTTCGAGATATAATCCACAAGTGGATTTATACTTTTGAAAGTACAGATTCTCAAGGCCTTTAGTGGAAGCCTTAATCAAAATCGTTACACTTTTAATCTCACTATTTTTCCAGAAAACCCATCGGAAGACGTTAGGTTCAAGCTGAGTTAAGTTCAGGGTATCGGTAGACAAATTTACCCAAGAAATGAACCCAGATACTGCTAATTTGCTGATTTCAAGCGTTGTTAAAGTAGCCATGATAAAATTAACTAAAACTACAAACAAAAAAGGGAGGCGTAGCCTCCCATAAAAACCTTTATTAAATTAAAACTAGATAAAGAAATTCCCTTCACGCTTCAACCTTTCTATCAAGTTTTCATCTTTTAAAGGATGAACTTCAATTTCAAAGCCTAAAGCCGAGGATATCTTTTCGTATTCTAATCTTCCGTTTATAGAGAAGTCTTTAGATTTAAACTTTCCAAAACACGGATTACCGGAATCGAAATCGGTAAAGTAATAAGTCATTTCTTCTGGTAAATTTAAGTTGGTCATTTCTTTTTCTCCGATTAGTTAATTTCCACCAAAAGTAATTAGGCGTTAGCCTTGTACTTGCTAACGCCAACAGGTTAGACAATTTCTTTTTCAATCATATACAAGCAAGCTGCATATAATATTTGGGTATGGCATTCATAGGGAACACCTTTAACTGGAGTAAAGTTTTTCCATTCACCACAAAAACAGGTGAGGGCATCAACCTCACCCTGCTTAATTTGATTTGCTAAGGATTTCATTTGAGTCCAATATTGTTGGGCAAATTCAACATCTTCAGGGTTGAATTTATTCCAACGCTCATTAATTAAGTCCCAAGTAAACAATTTGAATTTATCAAGGCATTCTTTTAGGTCTTTAACTAACCAACGGGCTTGAGAACGTTTCCAGCTAAATGGATTGCCTAATTTCCATTGTTTATTGGATTTAAGTCTACCACAATAGACGATTTTAGTATTACCAATGTAACCGTTTTTATGACGTAGGATGTTCATGATTTAATGCAAAATCAACTACAACTAAATAATTTAGGAGCGTAGCGACCATAAAAAATAGGTGGCTTTTACACCACCTAATTCATTACTCATCAACCACAACTTCATAAGCTGCAATTAAGCAACTTATAAAATTACTTTCAGTACCCACGCCTTCCCACCTTGAATCTTTTACCCCGACTATATGACTACAGGTCTGTAGCCACTCGATACCACCACGTGCGGTAATGTGGTGAGTAAGGCGTGGGTATTGCCTTAGCTTGGCAGCAATAATCCTAATCATTATTGCTCTATCCTTTACAATGTCACCTGTTTTATGTAGTTTATAGGCTGTTTCAGCGTCAGGGAAAACAGCCCCATTTTTATCAACAATAGGGTAGTGATTTTTTAGCTTTCCCTTCTTAAAAGCTAATTCATTGCAGTTGGTCAATGCTGCACTTAATCCGTCATCACTACCACTCCAAATATTGCAGGATTTAAACATAAACCACCATAAACTACACCTACAAAGTAGGAGCGTAGCGACCATAAAAAAAACCGTCAGCATTTAAGCCAACGAATAAACTCTAAATTTGAACTATCACTGCATTGGGGGAATGGTATTCAATTAATTTGCTAACTACATTCCAATCACCACCAGCTAAACCACACCCCAATTTATAGGGAAGATATGGGATTAAATCTAACTCAATGGATTTAGCATGAAGTTTGGTCAAACAACTTGCTAAAGCCTCATAATTAGTTTGGCGTGATTGAGTTCCGTAGCCATCTTGACCTGCCATGTTGCAGATAAATAATGTAGGATTGACTTTACAAAATTGCACCATTCCCAACTTGAATTTACCCTCCTTACAATACCTCTGGTAAGAAGTAAAGCAAACTGGATATTTAGCCCTTAAGTCCGCCGCCAACCCAGCACCCATGATTCCCCTACAATTGACTTGATGACAAACAATGCCAGATTCAATTTCGAGTAAATTGCCTTTAATGACTTGCATAGTCAAATACCAAAAAACAAAACCTAAAAAGTAGGGGTGTAGCGACTGATAAAAATCTTTATTGTTTCAATTTTTTGTTCAAAGCTTCTGCTAATTTAATGGCTTTGGCTTTAGTCAAACCAATTTTAATGTTAGTTAATTTACCATTAAGTTTCCAGATAACAGACCAGTATCTGTCATTGTTAAGCAGCATTTGGACAGCATGAAAGTTGTTTTCAGATAACAACTTTCTAGCGTTGTTAAATTCAACTACAGCAGCCTGAGTTATTTCTTTAGACATATACAGCACTGTTGTGTTGATACTTCACTGCTTATAAGGCGTTAGCCTTGTACTTTGTATGCTTACCAATCAGGGTAATCTGTATTGTCAAGATTAATCCGTTCTTCTTCTAATTTTTGCTTGAGATAATTAGCTAAGTCTAATACTTCTTCATAAGCGTCTTGTAAAGCACTTCTGTTGTTAAAAGGTTGTAGTGGAGTACCATATTTACGAATGCCTATCTGTTTCCGGTACAAGATGTCTGCGGCAACCAGGTTGGCTATGTGGGGAAGGTTGTTAGGGACTGGGTTAGGCAATGGTTGCATAAAATTTTGCAGTGGTTTTAGATTATCCATTCAATTTTCCTTGTTAAAGCCTCTTGGATTTGGATTAATAACTAAATACCCCAGAAAGATATTAAAGGCATTTAAAACACAAAAATAGAGGCAAATCAGAGGACGAGCGGCGGAAAGCTTATCCCCAGGAAAAGGCAAAGGCGTAGACCAAAGAAGGAAATTCTGTGGTGGGAAAGCAAGGGTAAACCCAGTACAGAAGGTTTTCTAGCATTGTGTACCCTCTAGCCCTCTAACTTCTGGTTTTCTAATAGCCTGTTTTTCTAGCAGCCTGTTTTTCTAACAGCCTATATACCCTAACAGCCTGTTTTAACAAAGCTAGTTTAAACTTTCTTGCTGGTTTAAAATTCTTTTGGTTTTTAGGTGAAAGTTTTCCCTGCGCGCACCAGGCGATAGCCTGTCTATATTCGGAGGTGTGTTGTAAATAGGACACCTGTTCAAATAAAGTAGTCTTCTTATATCGTGCGTAATTTAATTAATATAATATATTAACTAATATATATAATATAAGAGCAGCGTTTATTTGCTTGATGGTAGCAATAAAGACGTTGGTTAAAAAGGTATTTTGATAGGGTTGAAATAGGCATTTAAAAGTTATTTTGTATTAATTGAAAGCGTTACTGTTAAAGGATTTTAGTTTATTTTAATTATTAGAAAATAGCAGGGAATAAGTATATCTTTGTACGGATTACTGAGAAGGTATGTAGAATTACTGAGTTCACTATGATATTGTACGATTAGCCATACACAGATTAAATAATGTTATGCTGCTATCAAGCAATCGTGGTCTTAGATAGGCTGAAAGCATAGTGGTTGACCAATTGTCACTTTGTACAAGTCAAGCAAGTTGCGGTCTGGCGTTTTGTACAAAGCCTTTGGCGTTTTGTACATACTGAGATTGTCAAATTTGGTTTAATGTTATTTGGTTTACTTTAAATTAAGTAGATTAAGCTTGCTTTAATCTGTCTTCTCAGTGATTTTGTTGTTATTAACTTGATTACAGTTAATAGGCTGCAAATAATCCATTGTAATTTCTACTAGAAGAATGTCATCTGAAAGACTAGGTGTATCAAATGTGTTATAATAGTTGAAACCCTTATGCTGTCTTAGCTTTAGCTCTACGAAGTTTGGTTTCAGGGATTCCGCGAAGCTAACAAAAAAAAAGGAGAGCCGAAGCCCTCCGAATGAATCTATCTAAAATGGACTATCAGGATGTTGGCAAAATTCTCTCATCATTTCTATTTCCCAATCTTCAAACACCATTTCAGGCTGATTGCAGATAAACCACTCACGGACTAAGGAAATCCTTTCTTCGTCTGAGTAACAAGGTTTAGTAAGCTCACAAGCTAATTGAAATTTAGTGCTGGTAACGTAATCAGAGTAATCCCATTGCTGGAAATAGGTAATTGCTGGGTGAACAGGGCGAGGTTGAAGTTGAACACCATTAAATAGGCCTTGCATAATCAATACCTGAATTAACTACATCTATATATAAGTCGCGTAGCAACCATAAAAAAAGGAGGGACAATGCCCTCCGGAACATTAGAATCTAACTAGCTTGGCAAGAGTGCCATGGTGGGTAAGTCGCCATCCTTTGTTTAAAAGATTTTGAGCTATTTGAGCTATTTCACCCTGCTCATCAAACTCTGCCTTGAACTCTGCTAATTCCTGATTGGGCAAAGTTTCAAGCCATGAGACAATAGAAAATAAAGATTTTACCTCCTCAAGGGCTTCCATTAGCATTTCCATGTTCATGTCTTCGTACCTCTCCACATCATAAAATTCAGCAAGAAGGAGTAACTGCTCCTTGCCAGCCAAGTGAATTCTGTCCAAAGCGGACAATTTAAATGTGATTCTCATAACCAAACCTCGTTAACTACAACTATATATAGGGAGCGTAGCGACCATAAAAAAAGGAGGGACAATGCCCTCCAGGAGAAATTAACTATTTGCCCAGCGACTCCAAGCAGAGTCTAGTGAGACTTGAGTTGAGTGTCCTTCACTCTGAGGGTGTGGTGGGATGGAATCGGCCTCAGATTTTTCACAATCTATCGCAACCGAAATCCACCAACACTCAGCTTCAAAGATTGCAACCAAGAGTCTGAGATAGTAGGAGTTCATAACCAATACCTAAATTAACTACATCTACATATAAGTCGCGTAAGCGACCATAAAAATAGCTTTGCCAGAACAGCAAACTGCAAGACTTGTCACTTAACCACAAAGTCTGCTATACTGTATTTACTTGGTTGAACTAACTACGAGTGAGTAGACGCAAACCACCACGATGTAAGGCTCTTGAGGCTTTGAAGTGTAGAGCTAGTGAGGAACTGAGCTTGGTTAGCAGACGAAATGCCGGATAGAGTTCAGACTTGGTAAAACAGTCCTTTAAGCAATCGTGAGGACACCGGGCTAAAATTCTGCCTTACCTGGGAAACCGGGACTTGGTTGAGAGACCCTCAATTAAAGTAAAGAATTAGTTGGGAACTCTAAAGTTCTGATTGCAAGTTGGTTTAATTGACTGAGAATCTAATTCTCTGATTACCTGTAATGTAACTCCCGACCTGTCCACAGACTGTAAAACCAAATATTCAAATTGTTGAAGAGGTTCTTTAACCAAGATTTATTTAACTTGGTTTATAGGATGCTCTGTTTTGTCGTATCTACTTGTAGCCCGAAGGCAATAAAAAAAGGAGAGCCGAAGCCCTCCAAGAAATTACCTACCAATTTTCGTGAGTTTTATCTTCGTCCCACTCACCATTGACAGCGGACTTGAATACTCTGACCTTCATTCCTCGGAAGGTTGAGTAGAATGTTCCACTGCCAAATGACTCGACAACCCTGTCGCCATCTTTGACTTTAAGTAGTAAGTCGCCATCCCATTCAGGGTGAGAGAGCTTGACAGTGCTGGAATCAATGAGTTCTGCCTCTGCCTCTTTGAACATATCGAACATCTTGCGACCACCGAGAGATTTCCATTGTGGACGAACATAATCCATTGAAATCTGAGGCACAAAGAACTTGTGACCCCCAATTTCAAACACTGCACACCCACAACCCTTGTTCCGAGAAATTCCCATTGATAAGGACATAACCAAATCCTCAATACGTTAACTACAACAAAACTAAAGGGGCGTAGCCCCCATAAAAACCAACATTAGACAAGTTAGGCGTTCTTTAAGTCATTAATCTTGTTCTTTAGTTCCTGAATTTTGTTTTCTTCAAATGATATGAAGAAAACGTTATTAAACTTGAAATGCTCCAAGAGATTAATGCGCTCCTGAAGTTCCATTCTTAATATTTCTTCAGACAAGACTAACATCAAAACCAATTAGGCGTTAGCCTTGTCCTGCGAAAGACAAATGGGGGGAATTTCACCCCAGGAAGTTATTGTGACTGCAAGGCTGCAATCAAATCGGCTTTCCTCATAGAGCCATATTTGGGTATAGCCCTTTGTTTGGCTATACGCTTGAGTTCTTTTACAGTCAGGGAGTTGTAATCCAAGTGCAAGGACTTAGATTGCTCAAATTGAGCATCTACTTTCCTCCACAGGTTATCGCCAGGCTTTGGAAACCTAGGAATCATTCGTTCCTTAGCTAATTGAACTAAATGTAGTTCAGGCTCAGACCCTTGGGAGTCTGAAGTAACTTGAACCCAAGAAATGTCGGCAATTCTAGTATTCGGAATAACGTTTGTTTGAAGTCGTTCAAATTGACCAGCGTCGGTCCAAATTGTTTCCATGTCAAGAATGATATCCGCTGTCATTGCAGCAGCTAAACCAACTGCTAAAACCAAGCAGAAAATTACTGAATAATCCATGAGAACCACCATCTATTTTGCTAACTACAATTACTAGAGAGGGCGTAGCCCACATAAAAAAAAGGGGCAATTGCCCCTGTGCCTATGACGAAAGTCTCATGGACTCCTCGTCAGGAGAGTACTTAAATCCGCAAGATTCAAGTAACTCCCTGAGATTGAGGTTGATGCGAGTGTCGTAGTAGAAAACGATATTGCCACGGCTATTGACTGCCATTTCAACGGCAGTCTTTAGCTTGAGGTCTAAGTTGGGGTGAGCCAACCACCACTCATGGTCGTCCATGTCATCCCCACTGGCGGGGATGTCTTCACCATTGACTTTAATAGAGAGCAGTTGCTCTCCTGTTACTGGGCAGACCTTGAGGCAAACCTGAAAGTTAACGCCTAAATTAACTTTGCCTTGGTTGGCAAGTGTTCTCACACAAATTGCGTCTAAGACTTGTGAAGGAATTTCCTCCACAAAAAATTCGCAACGATTTAACCGCTGAATGCTCCAGCGTTGCTGGAACTTGCATCGGTGATGCTGCAAGTACGAACAAAGCTTGTCTCCCAGGTAACTGGGAACTGCGATTAAATATACACTAATTTTGCTTGTACATCCCCACTCAGGGATATACAGAACTTCAAACCTTGGGTCAGACATATATTTAACTTGGTTAACTACGCCACAACTAAGGCGCGTAGCGACCATAAAAAAAGGGAATGGATAAACCACTCCCTAATAAGTTAGAACCCAACTAGTGGGTCTACAGAGTGGAACATAAGGTCGTTCCACAGTCCAGCCTCAAGTTGAGTTTGTGCGCGAAGTTCCAAATATAATTTGATGTCACCCAATGTGACAAACCTGGACTCGAGAATTTCTGAGCAGACGTTCAGAGACGTTGGTATGTGATACTCCGGATAATCTTCATCCGGAGTTATGTCATAGTCAGCTAGTGACCACAACACAGCCGCCAAATCAGCATCAGAAAGTGTAGCAAGAAACTCTGTAAACATAAACCAATAACCAAATGAACTACACCAATTAGTTGGGAGCGTAGCGACCCATAAAAACTTCATTGGTTTAAAATTGAGGGCATCACCCCCTTTTTTCTTTTGGTTAAAATAATATATATAAATTGAGTTTGCCCCCTCAAATATATATAAATAATATAGTGACGTTATTCAAATTTCCCCTCAAATATATATAAATAATATAGTGACGTTATTGAAATTTATAAGGTCAAAAAATATATATAAAACTGTACACATACGCAAAAGAAAATATCCACCCTAACTCGCATAGGATGGATAAAGTGAAGTAGTTAAAGTGTATTCTTATAGTTCCTAGAAACCATAATGTGAATAACGGTTTTCAACTGAGTTGAGATATTCGTTTTCATAGTAGTTGTCTTCTTCTATTTCCAGTTGTAGGGATGCAATAACATCAGCAAATAGATTGAGAGTTTTGTCAAGAAGGAGCGTAGTCATAAGTCACAAATTACAAACATCACCATTTTTAAGGCGTTAGCCTTTGTAATAGGAAAACTACTGCAAGCAAAACAAATACAGGATTTAAAATGGAATCAATAATCGAAAAACAAGAAGAGATAATTACTCAATTGCAATTAGCAATAGAGCATTATTTAGAAAAAGGTGACTTAGAGACAGCACTTGTTTATTCTGAGTTATTTAAACTTAATTGCGAAGCTTATAAGTCTTTAGTTTGTAATAAAGAGGCTAAAGAAGAAAAGCCTGTATTTAGATTTGGGAAAGAAAATCCTCAAGCTATTTCTCAAAAACAGATACCAGTAACAACAGGTAAAAAAGCTAGACAGGATTATGAAGCTAGAATGCTCAACGAATATTTGCAACAACTACCTCAAGGTGCTGTTGTGAACAAGATTCAATCTTACCAAGAACCAAAGACTGTAGTTTCACAATACAGTTACGGTGATGGACAGGACAACCCCAAGATTAGAGCTAATGATGTTAATGGTAATTGGGGTAAAAATGGAGAACCTAATCAAATTATTACACCACCACAACAGTTGATTAACAACTCCAGGATTGCTAACACAGAAATGAGTGAGGAAGACAATTTATGGGGAGAAGACCCACGTAGAAGTTTAAATAAAAGATAAAGGAAGAAATGCAAATAAAAGATATTGAGCTAAATATGGAGACCATAGGCATTATTTGTTCAGTAATTGGTTTTATCTATCAGATTGCTAGAATGGAAGCAAAAATAGAAGATTCAATTGAGGCAGTAAATAAAAAGTTAGAACTTCACATTGAAGAGGTAGCCGGAGACAGAAAAATGATTGAATACAAAATGACTACAATCACAGAACAAGTAAAAGAAATTGTAAGTTGTCTTCACAATGGAGATAAATAAAACAAAAACCTATTACAATCTAAAGAAAACAAATGTATGGTTACGAGATTATGGCAACAATTAACCAAATATTAGAAGCTGTATATGCCAGAGAATACAAACAAAATGTAGGTGGCTCTACTCTTGTCATTCACAACCACCTAGCTCAAATGATAATGTTTGGGGTTAGACAAGGAATAGAAATATACCCAGACCAGGACGATGATTTTGATAGTAGAAAAAAGTTTTTAGATAACATCTGGAAGCAAAATAAGGTTGGCATTTACCTAGATGAAATTTGGAAAAGACATCTAGGTAAAGGTCAAGTTCTTTTCTATCTTAGACCAACCAAAGAAGGTAGTTATAAATTTTATTTCTTTGACAAAGATGAGTTTAGAGACTACTATAATCTTGATGGTGAATTGAATGAAGTCGTAATCCGTTATTCTTATAAAGAGCGTGGAAATTATCAGAATCAAACTAAGTGGATTAAGTTAACAATTAATTCTGAAACAATTACACAGACTTATTCTGAAGCTCCTCCTAACTTTGAACAAGACCAGCAGGCAATTTTTTCAACTAATGTTAAAACCACTAAGAATACTTTAGGTTTTATCCCTTGTGTTGTTGCTAAAAATAATCCGTCTAAACCAGGAGAACCCGGAGTAGGTGAGTTTGTTCAACTAGCATCTCAAATAGAAAAACATGACAGCCAACACCTAGCTATTGATGAAAACCTAGACTTTTTTGGTAATCCGAGTTTAGTTACTACACGGTCCATTAAAGAAGTTGTTACAGAGGCTTATGAAGACAGACGTAAATCCAGGACAATGTCTAGTGCCTCTGGTTTTTATGGCTCTACTCCTAGTACAGTAAATCAAGACCCCACAAACTATGGAAAGAGTGTAAACGGCAAAGTTAAAAAAGTAATTGGTAATGTTCAGGGAGATGAAAGATTTGGGTATATAGCACCTGACCCTATATCTCCTGACCATGTGCGCCATGTACAAGATAATAGAGAAGCAATCCATTACGCTCTAGGAGGAATAGATGAAAGAGGAATTAGTTCTAACGCCACAGCTTACGCGAATAAATCGGTTTACGGTAGAGTTAATGCAACAGCATCCAAAAAATGCGAAGCTATATACACCTACGGCATCTGCAAACTGTTCGAGATGGCAATTGCAGCAGAAGAGGACTTATTTAGACTCTCACTTGCAGCAGCTTTAAATAAGTTTGATAAAGAAACTGGACAACCAGATATTTCGCAAATAACTAATGAATTTATTGCAGGATTACTTGATAAGAATAAAATCCCACCCAATGTATTTGGCTTATCTCCAGTAGGAAGAGTAAAAGGACAGTTACAACCTATCGGGAGTAGAGAAGTTAAATGGCGACATAAAGGGGAAGTATTTGAGCCTGACGCAAATGATATCCAACGAGCTACTATTGCAGCTAGAAACTATCAGGAATTAGGAGTAAGAAGTCTTGAGGCTTTAAGAACCGTATTTCCTAATAAAACTGAAAAAGAATTAGAAGCAATGTTGCAAGGTGGATACCCATTTAGATATATGAGTGCAGTTGCATCTTCTACAGGGCAAATGCTTCAGCTTTACGGACAAATGGGACAACTGCCTAACAGTCAAAATAATGCTCCTTTAGCATCTGAAATACCTCTCATCCCATTGATAAATAGGTCAATTCAAACCCTTTACCAGGAATTAGATTACAACCCTGAATTAACTCCAGTACAACCTGGAGACATCCCTAACTATTCAACAGGATATTCAAATTATGACCAATACAGCAATCAACTTCCCATCTCAGGGGTCAGCGGCAATGCAACCGGAGTATCAACCTCAACAAAGTCCAGGTCAAGTAGTTCAATTTCCCCAGCAGTCCCAACCTACCCAACCCCCTTACAGTCATCAGGAGTCCTACCCCTCAACGGAATCAATCAACAGAGCCAACAACCCGGACTCATGGAAGGACAACTTAATCAACAACTTGCTATCCCGCCTGAGTACACCGTTGGGATTCCCTCAGCAGGGGCAACAGTCACGGACGTTACCAGGAACTCACAACCCCAACAACCCTTACTCGGTAGTCAACCAGGTTACGGAAGCACGCCAGCAGGCATACCCCCAGACCTCGCAGTATCAGCAAGAGAACCCGGTAGTATCTGGCAGCAGCTATTCCCAACATTCTCAAAAGCTTTTACCAAACGTAAACCCAAGCCAAAAAACTGATAACTTCCCCGGTAGAAGAAATTACTCTAACAGTTCAACTGAAGAACTGATTCAGCAATTCGGACCACGTGCTGCGGAAATTCTAAACGAGTACGCTTGTCAGCTTGAAGATAAAATGGAAGCATTGACTCAAGCTTATCAAGAGTCAATGGCTTATAACGTCCGCTCTTTCGAGACTATTCAGGCGTTAGCCCCACACATTCAACGTTATCAAGCAATGGAGAACTTGATGACCGACCCTGATAGTTTAGCTGCTTATACGGTAGATTTCTTTACTTACGTTCAACCATTACCAGAACGTCCTAACGCAGCACCACTAGTTAGACCTGACTTCCCAGCAGTTCTTAGCAATCCTCAACCTGGAGTTCCTGACTTATCTCAAATCCACCCTTCAGAGCGATGGAAAGTAGCTGATGCTATGGAACGTCAAGGTATGTGGGAAGGTAAGGTCTTGATTCAGGTATAGATTTTATGGGAGTTCAAATACTCCCTAATTAAGCAAAACAAACAGCAAACAAAAGGAAAGCGGAAATGTTATTAACTAAAAATTTCATTGTTGAATCAGTTAAAGAGAACATGAGTGGCTCTGAATCAGTTGAGCTTGTTACCGCTTGGCAAGAGGATGAAAACGGTAATTCGCTTATTTCTACCAATGGAAATATGAATTTTCTTTTTAATGAAGAGTCTGACATAAAACTGTTTAAAGTAAATGGAGTATACCCTATTCAAATATCTGAAACAAAAAGCACATTGCCAGAACAGGGTGTGCTAATACAAAGCCGTCCTTATGTTGTTGATTATGTCTCCAACAATATGAAAGGGAGACAAGAGGTTAAGTTTTTTTCTACATGGAATAAAGGTGATGGGAGTATTGAATCCAAGATTTCTTTGCATGGCAAAATTTATATATGTTTTAGTGAAAGAAAAGAAAAGAATCTTTTTGAAGTCGGTAAAGAATATTTTGTTAGTGTTTTGAAGCCAGTCAATTAAATTGTTCAGAGAGAAAAATTATGGCAACTGCAATAGAATTAGCCGCAATGGGCTTAATACCCGCAGGAGTTTATGGGGCTAACGCCTTAATTGGCGGTGAGGGAGATAGATTTGATGAAAAATGGGAAAGAACAGCAGCAAATACAGCAGGGAATCTAGCTGGCGGCTTGGCTGGATATAGAACTTTTGGAGGCGGTATTCCTGGAGTTCTTGCCGGAACTATTGGTGCATTGGGTGGTGGTTGGCTATCAGACAGAGTATCAAATGTTTTTGATGCAGATATGGGACTTACTCAAGAAGGATATCGGCAGCGAGTCCTGAATGGTGAAGTACCTATGGATAGAATTTCTCCCACAGAATTACTTAATGCACATCTTGAAAAAGACCCCATAGCTCAACAAGCTATGTACCAAGAAAAGATTCGCCAGATAAGGTTGATGCAACAAGAAGAACAACGTCAACAAAGGTTAATAGAGCAAGAGCAAGAACGTCAGAAGATTTTAAATTACAAAGCTCAAATGGCTCAAATGTCTCAAATGTCTCAACAACGAGGAGCGTAAGTAATGCAAGCTAATGATGCAATGAGAATACTTGGTAGTGCAGCCGCTATGGGACTACTTGGAAGTGGTGGTGCATTAGCCTATAATGCTATCTCTAAACCAACACTAGATGAATATGGTAATACAATTGAGTCTAATGATATCAACCCTTTTGTTGCTGCTTTGGGTGGTGCAGCAATAGGGGCGGCAAGTAATTATGGGTTTAACAAATGGGTAAAAAATAGAGTTCACAATAATTTAGATGCTCGCGCTCGTGGAATGAATGCAGGTGTATCATCACAACCCCAACAGTCGCCGGATATTGATATTGATATTGATGTTGCTGAAACCGTAAAACCTCCGTACCCTGATTTTCGCAATATGAGCGATGACCAGTTTAAAGAGTTTTATACCACCAGGCATGATTACAGCGGGTCAACAAACGACAGAAAAGCAATTCATAATAGAATGTCAGACATTGTAGGCAAGGAAGTAGAGAAATATGAACAAACAGCACAAGTAGCGCAAGTGTCACAACAACCTCAATCAGTTAAACCTGCTTCTAATTGGCGTGATTTAGACGACCGTACCTTTATTCAAGCCATTAAAGATATATCAGACCCTGAAGGTGGGTTTTACACAACGCCTGAAGACAGTTATTATGTTAACCAAAGAATTTCTGAGATAAAAACTGCACATCCTGAATGGTGGAAACCAGCACCTTCTAATCCAGGTCTAGGTGGTATGACAATTGACGTTAATGCTGAACGTCCAGTTGTTCAAGTAATTCCACTTAACCCAATGGAGCTACAAAACCCAATGTCTCCACCTGGAATGAAAACTGTGGTAATAAAACAACCACCTAAAGAACCAGGACAGGAAATGATGGAAGAGGCTTTAAGGTTACGGGAGTTGGCTGCTAGGCAACAGCAGGAGTTGGCTGAACAGCAAAGACTTCAAAATCTCCAGCCAAAGTACCATCCACGTGATGTAGATGAGCTAACAGCATCTATACGATGGTTAGAAGATAATAGAGTTAATTACGAGGCTCGAAAGCAAGGTAATACGCATTCCAATTTTGATGTATTTGGTGAAGCTGATGGATATTGGGAGGCTCAAAAAAAAAGAGCGTAGTTGATACGCCAGAAAGAACTTTTGTTGGTGGGAATTACCGTAATAGAGAGAATTCAAACAAACTTCCTCAATGGGCTATTGATGCACAGAATAGACCCTATACCCCGCCAAGTGACCCACCGGGAAATAGATTAATTGGTGGAAACTTTGAAGGAAGAGGTAAATATAGCTTGCCAGCTTGGGCAAGCAATAATGCCAGAAAAGTAGAATCTCAAATAGCAGAAATGCAAGATGAGGTAAACCAACAAATTATCAACTCAAGGAATTACGATTCTCGATTTGGTGATGATGTCCAAGAATACCGCATTGCTCCTACTGTAGATTATGATAGTCTTTTACAAATCATAGAAGAAACAGGAGGATTGGGTAACTTAAGTCAAGCTAGGAGTGACGCTAGAGACAGAATGGATATTATTCACAATCGTGTCCACAGAAGATAAATAAACAAAAATAAATCCCTTAATCGCAAGGAACGATTAAGGGACTAAGCCTGTAAACAACTATATCTAAATCTTATATTTCCTATGAGGTTATTAAAAAATAAATGGCTTTTATTGATGCAGATTTTCCCATTCTTTTAGGACAAGAACTGTATCGCCCTGATGCTAAATACATTATGAAATACATTACTCGACCACGGGTAAAACATGATTTCATGAAGCAGCCGGGTGACAATATTCAGTTAGACAGATACGCATTCTGGCAAACCCCTGAAGCTGGCTTCAATAAAGCTGCACGTCAACGGGGTGCTACTCAGGTAATTGGTGTAAACAACTCTCGGAATATCACCAAAGATAAAGTGATATTAACTCTCGAAGAGTATACTGGACCAGCCGACCCAAACAATCCTGAAAGTCCATCTACTTTTCAGATTCCTATCAAAGACATCATGACTGCTCAACGCCAACTATGGCAATACGGGCAACGTGCGTTTCACGATAGTATTGGTAGTTCTAACCTTCTCCAGGACTTCCGTAAATGGGAAGACCGTCTATATACCAACGAGTTATTGAAGACAACTTTTATTTACAATCCACGGGGTATTGCCGATGGTGCAACGGTCAACCTAACTCAAGCTGACTTTGGATTTAACGGACAACCACCTCAATTTAATGTCAATGACTTAGAGACCGTAGTAGCAGATTTGTTTACCCGTAACTGCCCACAGTTTGAAGATGGTAACTATGTCTGCGCTTGTTCTGCTATCTTCATCAAACATTTGAGAAGTGATAGCAAGTTCCTAGAGATTACCCGATACTACGCTAGTAACCCCAGCTTAGTTCCGGCATCTGCCATGACTAACGGTGCTGCTGGTAGTTTTGCTCCTCCCCAAATAAACTTCAATGCTGCTCCTTGGCAATCTGGTTTAACTGGTGGGCAGGCAAACGATGTAATGGGTCAAGTAATGATGCCTATGGGTTTTGTTTTTGACGGCGTAAGATTTTTCGCCTCTAACAACTTACCTAAAGCACAGGTTACACTTAATTATACCAACTCTGTTAACACTACTAATGCACCTAATGGTAGTGCAGTTAGAACTGGAGAACTGGGAATCTTCTATGGGGCTGAAGCTATTGGGGTTGGATTAGGTGGTAATGGACCAGAAATTCTACTTAATAACAACGACGATTTTCAACGGTTTGTCATAGCCATTTGGAGATGAATATTGTCTCGCTACTTGGCAACAAGTAGGCAATAATTCGGTGAAAACGGTGGATGCCGCCACTTAAATGGCAAATACCGTGCCAAGCCAGGGGAAGAGTAATAAGTACCCAGGAAGGTGTAACGACTAATGGGTGAGCAACTCAAGCAATAATCCCAACACGAGTGCCGAACAACTCACTGAGTTGAAGAGATAGTCTGGACTTACAGGTAGTGGTTTAACTGTAAGAGCTAAAGGATAAAGAGCCTTTAGGGTAACATCCGTATATGGAAGCTGGGAATTACTAGACGCTAGATTTGTAACTACTTGTAGAAGTTTTACTAACTAGCGCAGAAAAGAGGGGGTAAAACCCCTCAATTTTTTTGTTTAAACGTGAGTCCAGGCTTCACCCTGTTTAATTCTGTTAATCAATTGATTAGAAACTCCATATTCTCTACCAATTGCACAACAGGATAGTCCTTGCTTTAGCTTTTCCCTTATCTCAAATATTTGAGATTCAGTAAGCTTGGAACATCCATGCTCAGAACCTTTTCTTGGTGGTAACTGGTAATAGTTTTGCCTTCCCTTTTTAATCATGTCTTGCATATTGTCTTTGTGAGTGCCAAGAAATAAATGCTTAGGATTAACACATTTTCTGTTATCACATTTATGACAAACAATTAATCTTTCTGGTATTTCACCATTAGCTAAAATCCAAGAGGCACGATGTGCAGGATAATGAGCTTTGTTAGGGTCAAACCTAAATTGTCCGTAACCACCATTATTAATTCTGGCTTGCCATTCCCAACATTCATCCTCACCACACACGTCAACTTTACCCCAAAACCTTTCGGCTGGTGGTTTGCTAATTTTAACCATTGATTCACTCCTCAATAATTTCTTCTACAAAAGGTGCTATACCGAGGCTTAAATCTTCCTGCTCTGACTGAGCATAAGACCCTGCCATAACAGTTACTCCTCCGGCACAGCCAAAGAGTTCTTCAAATGAGTAAATCTTACCTTTAGGAACATCGGATAATTTAAGAACTTCACTTTCCTTTTTTCTAACAGGTCTACCTTTTTGACCCTTTTTAACTACTAACAATTCCCTATAACGGGGCTTTTTAGTAGAAGGTAATGTAATTGGCATATACCCTTTACATAAGCTGTGTTCTTTTTCGGGATTAAAAACTTCGTAACCACCCACAAAATAAGTCTTACCATCTCGGTTCATTAGAAGAACTACAGCTTCCCCAGGTTTCCACCTTGGAGGAATGTAGTCTAAATCCAGTTCAGATTTTTTCTTAACCATATTTTGCAGACGCTTTGCTTACTGCTCTGTTTATTTTGCTAGGAAAACTAAGTTCTAACTATTAGTTTACCAGAGCAGTTTTGCTGTTATAGCTTTTAGCTTTCACCAACACCGGGGCAATCGCCCCTTTATTTGAGAGGATAGTTGAATGGCTTTAAATATAATCAACACTTGTGACCGACAAAGTTCAGAGTCTTCTTTTACCGAAACTGTAGTAAGTAGAGGGATGTACAGTTACGGTTTCTGGAGGGGTTTTGCAACTCTTAAAGCTGGTGTAAGTTATGCCAGTGTTGATATTGTCCGCCCTTCCCAGCACCGTGGAACTTCCAATAACAACTCAATGTTGGTTTATGCTAACTCTCGGATTACCGGAGTTCGTTTAATCAATCGTGGTGCTATTACTTTAGGTGCTGCTACCGGAAAAATTAAGTGCGCTCCTACTTTAACTAATGCAACTGCGGCATTGTATGTAGAATCTGCTGCTGCGGCTTCTAACATTCTTGCTGTGCCTGCTGGTGCTGTAGAACAATTAAACTTTGATGCTGCTACAACTGTTGGTTCTAGTAACGTTACCTATCGTCTATTTGCTACAGATGGTGGTGCTGGTGCTGCTGCTGCTGCATCTACAATGACAGTTTCTACAGACACCATTATTGACGTGGAGATTGCATTTATGAGTGTCAACCCATTTGGTACTCGTGAAGATTTTGGTTTCTTAGCACCTACAAACTAAAAGTAAATGCCCCTATTATTGGGGCTTAAATAAATTATTTAAAAGGAAATCATGGATAATCCTACAGATGAAATAACAATTAGAATAATTAATTTTTCATTGGACAATCTTTCTAAAAACTTTAGCGAAGAAAGTATTGGGTTTGAACTAAATGAAATTCTTAAAAAGTCTATTCATTATGGATTGACTGAATGGAAAGAGATGTATCTTAGTTGTCTATTAATCCTTGGGGCTTGTTTAAAATCTGTTAACGCAAGTGCTTATAAAGCCTTCATTGATTTTGTTTTTGATGATGAGGATTACGAGAAAAAGGAAATAGCGGAAGAAGGTATACAAGAAATAGTTAATAATATAAAGGTTTAATATGAAATATATCTACAAAGGACAAGAGGTGCAATTAGTCCCTGGGCAACAATTCTCCCATGGTTGGTACATTTATTATAACCAACCCACAGAAGATGGTGGCAATAAAAAAGTCCAGGTATTAGCCACTCCACCGGGAGAACCGGGAGCTAACTTACGGATAGTTGATGACGATACTGTAATCACTTCACTAGAAGGTGGTAAAAAAGATGAGGAAATACCTGACCCTGAAAGTGTGAATATCAATCAGGTTTCTTTTACGGAAATGCACAAGTCACTACCTGGGATTGGTAGAGCAGGAGCTAAGAAAATACTAGCCAACAAGCCTTCATCTGGTTATCAAGACATAGAAGAACTTAAAGAACTAAACAGTGATTTGACTATTAACTGGGATGAATTGAAAGAGGTGTTGGTATTTTAATTATGGAACAATCAGCCAATTACAAAACTAATCCTCAATTAGCTTTACCACAACCTCAAGAGGTAGATAAAGTTAGTATTACAATTCAAATCTATCATCAACTAATTGCTGACTCTACATTCCTTCAAGGTTGTTTTCTGTTAGCTCATTTAAATAATAGAGGAAGTGTTTTTTATCAAGACCACTTACTATTTGAAAGATGTGGTAATGCACTGGCAGAAATACTTTCAATTGATGCCATAGCAGAATCCATAGGTGGTTTAGATTGCGCTTGTCCTATTCAAGTTGGTTGCGTGTTTGCTGCCAACAACAGCCAATTGTCAAAGAAATATAAGCCATTTCCATTAGCATCCATGGAAGGTGCTGAGTTTGCTACTTGGTTATTGGAAGCCACCTTGGTGTTGAAAGATTACTGCTGTAAAGCTGGTAACTACTTATCTGAAATTGGTTGTGCTTGTGATGCTAATCAACTACAAGAATATGAGAAACAGCTTAGAGATAAAATAATTTATTTATTGTCTAGCACTTTGCATAAGATGGGGATGTAATATATGGTAGGTAGAGCAGCTAGAGTTATGATGCAAGACCCTGAAGGGTACGCAAGAAAGAATGTAGAGTTTTTTAACAAATTGCAAGATGCTGAATGGCAGGTTAAAAATCCTTTTCAATATAGAATGATTCAAGGGTCAGTTCCTTTAACAATTGGTTCTTTTGGACTGTCCACAGCAGCGCAATTTATGCCTGAAAATGAAACAATCCAAAATTTAAACAATCTAAATACTTGGGTTGTTAATCCTATAATTGACTCAGGGGTTGAATACATTGTTAACAGAAATATATCTGGTATGAGTCCTGTCAAAGCAGGTGCTTTAGCTGTAGGAAGCGGTGCTGGTATGTTGACGGGGCAATTAATTGGCAGTCAGCTATTCAAAGACGAGGAAGGCAATTCTAATCCTTTAGCCACTAGCATTAGTGGGATGATTGGTGATGTAGCAGGAGATTTTGTTTCAGAAAAATTGTGGGAAAATAAAGCTTCAAGAGATTTTATTAAAAGAGCATCTATTAATTTAGCAAGGCATTTGGGGAGAATAATGTAGGTCATGGTAGCTTTATCATTTAACGACAAAGAAAGAGTCTATTTTCACCTTGGTATGGGTGCAAGAGTTGGTATTGACGCAGGTGACTTAGCACAGGTAGAAGAAGCCTGTAATACCATTTTTTCCGAGTATATGAAAACAGAGGTGTTGTATCAGTTAGATATCTGTGATGATGCCTATGATGCTATGAAGGCAACCAAAACTACAACCGTTAGATTTGGTACTAAAGAGTTCTATGCAGGGGATGTTAATAGAACAATTCTTAGAGAACAGATTAAGGACTTGAGATTATGGAAAGAAAATTATAGGGAAGAAACTAGAACTTTAGCTCAGATGCTTCACGTTCCTAACTATAACGAAGAAGGTTGGCAGCAACAAATGTTTAGCAGAACTGGAAGTGTTTACATTAATGCGCTTCCAGGTGTAGCTGACACTTCGGTGGCTAGTAGAAAAGTTGAATTTACTCAGTTAGCTGGTAGCTTTGGGTTTTAATTCCAATCTAAATCACCATCACTAGGGCATTAGCCCTTACTAGGAATTGTATCTACTAAGAACTTAAATAAAATAATATTTATGGCTAATCCCAATGTACAGCCTATTTATCCAAAGAACATTATTTACTGGAAAGCCAGACTATTAGCACAAGTAACTCCTAGAGCTATCACCACAGAAACACCCGTCCTTTTAGGAACTGTAGGAGATAATGGATGTCTTATTCATGCAATTGATGTAAGACATCAAGGAGATAATGTAGCAACAGTGGCAAGGCTCTACAGTAAGTTTGCAGATGATACCCAGTATTACCTTGAGAATGAACTTAGCCTAACTGCTACAAGTAGTTCTAACAACACTACAGCAATTGCACCAGCTTTATTTACTTTACCTGCAATTCTTCCTTCAGGCAATACAGGTATGCACTTAGAAGGTGGGGTAAGTTTGTATTGTAGTTTGGGAACAGCCGTAGCTAGTGGAATTATATTAACAGTGCGTGGAGGGGATTATTAATGCCACCATCCATAAAAGCTTTGAGGCTAATCTCTCAACACATTGATGATATGTGGCGAGTAGCTAAAAACGTAGATGAAATAGATTCATTTGCACCTTATGTTGTTGCTGCCGATAATGTTGTGCCATCAATATTAAAAGAGGGATTTAAACCAAAACTAGGAAACAATACCCCAAATATTTGGATAAGAAATCGTAATGAGAAACTTGTAACTCCAGAATGGTCAAACACAAATACTCCTGTTTATGGTGCAGTTCTACCAGAAGAAAACCCAATGGCTTATGCCAGTAGCAATCTTTTGTTTTATGGTAAGAACTCCCGTTCTAAGTGGGGTGAAAACTCAAGCAATCCCGTATTGCTAAAACTTTATGATAGTGCGCTAGAAAGGTCTACTATATTTCCTGGGGATTTAATGGCTCACTATAGAACCCCAAATGAAAGGATAAGAGGATTTTCTTATGACGACGTTTTGCCAGCAACACCAGAAAATATAAGACAACAATTCTCTAGGGTTTATCCATACCAGAAAGATGCAACCAACGTCAACAATCTCAAGCCTTACCTGGAAATGCAATATTGGGGGGACAAAAGACCAGATATTATTAAAGAAGTTCAATGGACTCAAGGTGGTAAACCGCCAGAGCAATTAATGGAAGCTGCCACAAATAATTACAAGCCTCTGTCATGGCAAGAGTTAGATATTGAAAGATATAACAGAACGGGAGAAAGGTATTTTTATGAACAAAACAATTCTCAAGATATAAGCAATTTGGCAAGAAAACAATTTAGGAACTATTGATTATTACAAAACAAAATCATGGAAACAACAGGCAGTGTTAAAGTTTTTACTTAAACCTGATTAACAAAAAAACAAAGACTTACAGGTAGTCACTTACGTAGAGGAGATTATTAATGCCTATTCCAATTGTTCCATTACTTGCTGGTGGTTCTATAGCCGCCGGTGGTGCTATTGGTGCTGCTACGGGAAGCGGAAGAAACTATGCTTACACAAAGTTTTTGTTACCCTGGCAAGATTCAACTCTTGACGGTTCTTGGTTGAATGCAAATGAGGTAGAGTCATTGCGGCGTTTGGCTGCAATATCTTACAGAAAACCAATACAAGGAAAGCCTGGTTTACCGGGTTCTGAAAGAGGGCAGATAAGCTACAATGACTACAAGGTCAAAGACCGAAAGACAGGGCAGGATATTCCATCAGCGGGTCCGGGAACTTACGATATCAAAACTTTGATAGGACGGGGTTCGGTTCAAAGAGTTGGGGATGAATGGAGAATAAGTGACTATTACGACTTTGACGCGAAAGATATTCCTGGATACTTCAAAGCATTAGGAAATAAACACTATATTCCTGCTCTTTCTGGCGTTAGCGCACAACTTCCTTGGAGGTCCGAATATCCTGTTGATATAAGAATACCGATGTCACGGCAAGAGATAATGGAATTTGGCAATGCTCCCGCAGCACAACTAGCAATAGGAGGTAAAGAATATGATTACGTTCCCTACAGATTTTCTAAGGGGCAAACTCTAGAGGATGTAGTCCGTAAAGAATTTGGAAATAATCAATTCAAACCTGAAGGAGCAAACCTTCAAAGGTATATAAAACACGTTAATGATAGAAATAATAATGCTCCTATTCCCACAGACCCGGAAGGAACAAATTATTACATTCCTATTGAAAGGAAGATGCAGAGACAAAAAGCATTATCTCTGATTGATTCTTATATAGGTCAAGCTCTTACTAGGAACAAAAATGCCTAATTAATACATTTTTTTCTTTTTGGGAAAAGCTAATTTCTTTTTTCGGCTTTTCCCAAAAAAGAGACACTTCTTCTTCGTTTAGTATGGCAACAGGTTGAACACTTTTTGATGTACATCTGACACTTATCTTTAAGTAAATATCATCTTTTGCGATTATAGGATTGGAATTACTTTCTTCTAATGGAGACTCAATAACAAAAATGGATGAACCTGGAATACGAAAAACACTTTTAGCACGATAAATGTCTTTGTCTGCTGGCGACATTAGCATCCAGTTAATATCATCATTAGTACAGCTACACAAAGTTAAAAGAATTAGAAAAGACAACAGGTTTTTCATTGTGTTGTAAATATATTTGGAGAAAAGATTATGATACCACTTTGGGCTATTGGCACAGGACTAGCATCGGTTGCCGCAGGGTTAGGATATGGACTTTCTGAAGGTAAAAAAAATACTGCCAGCAATCCATATAACGTGCCTAACAATCCTCAACCTAAAATTGCTCCAATGGATTTGCTTGATGACCATATTCAGCGTGAGCAAGAAAGGATTAAAGAACAACAAAGGATTAGAGCAGATATATCAGGGGATTTAGGTTTAACACCTGAATGGGTTGATAGAGTTGCCAAAAACAGGTCTGATGATAAATACCAACAATGGCTAGAAAACTCTAATGAGTTTGTGCTTGGTGGAAAAAGATATAAATGGGTGGATGAGGATAAAATAGATTTACTGACAAAGGGAAAAGAATTTAATGAAATGAGGGATGTGATTGCCGACCAATATGCAAGAGAAAATCATAGAGATGGTGGGCAATACCAAGGTTCTTATAGAAACCTAATGAATGACAAATATAGACTGACAGGTAAACGCTATGTTCCTGTAAGAATTAGTTAACCTCTTATCATAGGGGCTTCTTCTCCTGGGGTTTTATCATCTCTTTGAAAGATAGCTCCTAATTGATATCCTAATCCCACAGTATTAATTGTCCAATTAAGAACGTTTCCCTTTAATGCTCGTTCTTTATCAGAAACATTATCAGCTTTTAAGTAGGCAATAGCTTCCTGTAAAGCCTTAGAATCTCCTTTAATAATGGAGTCAAAGATTTCATCAGGCATACCTAATTCACGCCACACAGAAAACATAGCGGTTGCCATAGAGTTCATCATCTTCTGAAGATAAATCTCATTTATAAGCCCTTCCTCTAGGCATCTGGCAAATAACTCCTGGGGTGTTATCTGGTCTTGAAGATAATCTAATTTTAATTCATTTGAAATTATTAATTTAGGCATTGTTTATTTCCTTTTACGAATCAATTACATCACCACTAATGGGGCAATCGCCCCTATTTCTTTGAAGAATTATATCACAAACCAATAACTAAAATCATGGCATCAAGATGGAATGGTAAAATAAACAAGTTAAAACCCTGGGCTGCCAAAGGGCAGTCTAACAGGACTTCGTTTATTGCTCCTAAGTCTACAGAACCTAATCCTGATGCTTTTGATTTTGAAGAAGGTAAAAGTGAAAACCCAAATATAGATGATATTATTACTGGTCGAAAGAGGGAATTTAATCCTCAAGAAGAGTATAACTTCAAGTCTGCCTATAAAAGATATTTAAAAGCGTTAGAATTACAACCTTCTAAGATTAAAGAAGAACCCAATAAAACCACTTATTTTTATTATAGTTCCAGTTCTAATACTGGGTTTTGGGAAGTAACTGTAGCTGAGGATGATAGTGGTACATTTATTAACTTGTTGATTCCATCATTCGTTATTGTGTGTCCACCTGCTACTGGATTCAAACTAACTGGAGCTATAGAAAGTGATGGTAAAAATTTTAAGTGGGAACAAAGAGCAGGAAATAAAACCGTATTATTTGATAATGACTCTATAGCAGAACCAACTATATTTATTCAATCAACTTGTTACACTTCTGGATGTGATAGCGGGACTGGACTGCCAATCATTCTTAGGGTAAAGCTGGAAAACAACCCAGCTATTTTCCAAGATTTAGTTGTTTACAACACCCCAACTTCTACACATTATGGAATTTCGGTAAGCAAAGGGGTTGTTTCTGATAGAGAATGCCAAAAAGTATCTATAACCCCTTACATTTCCCCTCCAGATTATTTACAAAAAGCTTATTGTGAAGATATAAATAATATCTTTGTCACCTGGAATCCTCCTAGCTGTGAGAGTCAATTTATTATTGGTTATAGCCTAACTGTTAACACAACTGGGAGTTATACAGTAATTGATTATGCTGCTGTTAATGAAGAAAGATTATTTCAATTAGAACTAAATAAACATTATAGAATTGTCTCTCACTTTAACTTCTATGGAAAGCTAGTTGATACTCCATCAAACATATTTTATTTTACTTTTGGAGATATTACCCATCAGGTTTATGCCGATGATTCTTATAATGGAATATCTTTTAGCAAGCAGAGCCAAAACATTGTAACTGTAGATTTAAAAGTTACTAGTTATCAATATGAAGATATTTATTCTGGCATATCATCTAGTAAGCAAAACCAGTCAATAACTCAAATAGAATTAAGAACTTCCAGTTATACTTATGTTGATGAATGCGTTGGTATAGGAGCTAGTAAAATGACCAGCAGCTATACCAAAGTAGACTTAGGTGGGGTTATTATTGGATAACCCCATACCGCAATTAACAAACAAACAAGTTTTTAAACAAGTCTGATATTCTTCTTCAGACTCAAATTCATAAAGATGAATTTCGTAGCCGCAAGAGGTCGTTTCTTTGTAAAACTTTCCGTTAGTTGCTTTGTAAAAGATAGAAATCCAATCATCTTTGTCAATTCGTAAAGTAGCATGGTTGCTATCTTTTTCTATCTTATTCCTGTCAATAAATTGATGCAAGCTTTCTGCATCGTCTCCGTGACCTTCTTTGTTAAATATTGTTTTCATAAACTACTCCACTAATTATTGAATAACTTCACCACTCCTGCGGCGTTAGCCGTTGTAGGAATTATACCACCAAACTAATTATTTAAAGTGGTTATGAAAATTGAAGGTGTTGTAGAGATAAAAAAAGTTGATAGTGTTACTGGAGAAATAGTAGAGGTAATCACACAAAAAAACTTAATACCTGCTGCTAGTTTATTGGGGGTGTTAAGTCAGGGGGCGGTAAGGGGTTATTTTGGGGATAAACGCATTTCTATTTCTACCTCTACAACAACACCAACAATACTAAACTCAACATTAACTAATATTATTGCAACTGGTTATATTCCTTCAAATGCTACTTCACCTACTTGGAATCCTGGTATTGACCCACCTTATGGGCAAATACATAATAGAATAGATTTTACTGGGACAAGTAGAGTGTTCAATTCTGTTGGTTTGACAGCATTAGGTAGTGGTAATAGCCAGGGTAATTTATCTACTCAAACTTATGCTTACTTAAAATTAGATACCCCTTGTACTCAAGGTGCAACAGAATTTCTAGATATTTTTTATAGAATACAATTTACAAATAGCGGTGGTGGGCAAGGTTTTCTGGGTGATTCAGCCCGTTATCAATTTGGTAAAGCCGTGACAATTCCATGGGATGGAACTTCCATTTTTAGAATTGGAATGTTGTTTGTTAGCTTTACAAATATCAACAACTTAGATTCCTACAAAAATCTTTATGTTGCCAACTCTCCAAATCTTGCAAATTCAGAGTCTTTTGCTCCAGGTTGGTTAAGTGGTGGTACATTAGTCTCTTCTCATTACAAATGGAGATATAATTTATCATGGGATAGAAATAGGTATATTGGATATATTTGCAACTTAATGCCTCAAGGGGTTGGTGAACCCTTGGGTGAAAACAATGCTTTCTTTGTATCTAAAATAAATTATGCTAAAGAGCCGTTCCAAACAGGATTTTGGCATTCATCTACAGCACCTACTCCTTTCTTTGACCCTCTTTTTGCTGGTAGCTCTAATGGCATTCCTACACTTGCAGGAACTTGGACTGGTAAATTGCCTGAATTATTTAAACTTACTATTACTACCACAGGTGTAGTAGGGGTAGCGACTTATAAATTATCCATTAGAAAACATCTTGGTTTTAATGGAAGTAACTATACAGATTTAACTATAGGAAGCCCCTACAGAAATCCCAATATAGCAGCGCATCCCAGGCATCACGGATGGAGAAAACAAGACAATGATTTATTGCGCTGGTCAAATACTCAAATAGTCCAATACGATGATACTGGAGTAACTTTACTTGATATCTTTGACGGAACTTTTACCACATGGGATAGCTTATCAACTCCGGTTTTAAGTGCAACTCAAATAAGACAAGTAGCTGTAGACCCTGCAAATAATCTAATTTATGTTGCCTGTAGGAATACAGGGCTTTACATAATTAATGTCAACACAAACTCAATTACCTTACAGTTAAACAGCCCTTGTTACGGAGTTGATGTAGGAAGAAATGGTAGAACTTTTGCACTTGTTGATGGTGGTCTTTATAGCTCTAATAATTGGGCAGTTACTGAAACTTTTACGTTTACTGGAATTAGCGATGGAAATTGGTCAAGAGTCTATTTTTTAAAAGCAGACCCCGAAAATACTAATGACAGAATAGCTATTATTGCAGAAAATGCAAGTGGCACTAATAGAAGAATGGTTTGGTGGCAAGTGGGTACACCAGCAGCGGTATTAGGATATGAAGGAAGTCAGATAAAAAGATATCCTGCAAGTTTAGATGTTAGTAATACAGGAAGTTTTTGGGCTGCACAAGAATCTGGATTTACCTATGGAACTACTACAAGAACTGCATTGACTTTTACTATCAACGGTGGTACTGTTGCTGTGAGTATTCCATCAGAAACCTTTACTCATACAGTATGGGGAAGTGATGCTTACTATAAGGTAGATTTTTATAATGGTAATTTAATTACTAATGATAGATTGCTTAGTTCTAATAACACATCAGTGGTTACATACACAGCATTAGGAACTACACCAACACTTTTACATTTAGATAGCGGAATAACTTTTTACGCATCTATGAGGCAATTATTTACTGATAATACCTATTGCTGGACTGACTATGGTTGGAATGGAAGTAGTTGGGTCGCTGGTAATGCCAATTCTAAAACTACTCATACTGGTGCAGAAGCATTGATTAATGGGATTACAGTTGCATTTGCTAATGGTACTAATGCACCGCATTTTACATCTACCAACTATTTTACTCAGGGAATATGTTACGGATTCTGGAAAGATAATGCTAGTTCGCTAGATTACTCCTCAGCTTGGTATTCAATCCCGGTAATTTTTAACCAACCCGTAAGTCTTACAATACCTGCTACTGCACCTTATACATTAACTTTAACTGATGCAACTACTTACCCTTCATTCATCAGAATAGAAACCGATACCCCAGAATTACATAAGTTTACAATTAATGGGGTAGCTGTTACACAAGTCTATACCAATGGCGCAGCACCAGCCCCAGGAGAAATTAGTATGCAATCTTCTGGGAATGGGGTGTTAACATTTAATGCGCTAAACGCTGGAGCTACATTGTCAGGTACATTTTGTTGGCTAAGATTTTAACCCCATCTATTAGGAATAATATACCAAAATTTATATAGAGAATATATGGCTGTTGTGTACCGATGCAATTGTCAAGACAGTGCTAAAAACCGTGATGCCGCTAATAAGATAATTAATTTTGTTCCTTTTGAATCCGGCTGGGAAAATTCACAAGGTGGTGCAATATTAGGTCAATGTAAACATATATTAGCTGCCAGGATTATCCGTGGAGAATTAAAAAAAGGTGATATTCCTACTGACCTTGAATTTGAATTTGAAAAGGAAGAAGTTGAAAAGGAAAAATATCAAAAGGGTTATGCGGGAAATTCTTTTATGGGAAACATTAATAAAATTGGAGGCATATAAATGGCAGATTATGAAAAGCCTTTAATTCATGTAGTAGATGCTAGTGGCAACAAAGTTCCTGCTACTGTTGCTATGTTGACAAGTGGTGGAGGCGGTGGAGGCGGTGGTGGAGGCGGCGGTGATGCTAGTGCTGCTAATCAAACCACACAGATTACACAACTAGGTAGCTTGACAGAATCAGCACCAGCGAATGATACCGCAAGTAGTGGATTAAATGGCAGACTTCAAAGACTGGCTCAACAGATTACATCTCTAATAGCATTGCTGCCTACAAGCTTAGGAACAAAAACAGCAGCTAATAGTTTTCCGGTAACACTATCCAGTGACGGGGCTACGCAACCTGTAAGCATGGCTACTGCTCCGGCAGGACTAGCTTATGTTGCATCAACGCTAGTAACAAGACCTGCTAACGTTACACCGTATACGGCTAATGATGTTTATGGCGGTGTATTTGAGTTAACAAGTATTGGTGCTAGTGGTGGATTTATATTTATTGAAAGCTTAGATATTATTTTTAATATCACAGCAGTTCCTAGTGGTATGAGTAGTTTTACCTTGTATTTATACGGTGTTACTCCACCATCTGCTATAGCAGATAACTTGGCTTTTTCTATATCATCTGGAGATAGAGCAAGTATTCTAACTCCTAGAGGCATAGTCTTATCAGCATCATTAGCCCAAGGTGGTGGTAGTGTAGTTGCTGAAATACGAAACCTGAACCAACTTTATAAATTGACTGGAACTTCTCTGTTTGGATACGTGGTTACTAATGGTGCTTTCACACCTGCTGCAAATAGTGAGAGTTTTACTATTAGAGCAAGGAGTTTTGCACCATGAGAACTTCTACTAGAATGGTGGTGTTGGGCAAGATATTTGACACTGATGCACAAACCTACATAACTGCGGTAGAAGCTGCTGACGGTATTGCTCTTGAAAAACCTGTTAAAACGGCTATCAATAACTTTGTAGTAGGCTGTAAAGCAGATGGTATATGGAGTGCAATTAAAGCATCATGTATATTGGCAGGGGCTAGGACGCTGGCTGGTGCTTTAGTTCCGCTTGCTGGTACTGCTCCAACTAATTTTAACTTTGTGAGTGGGGACTACAACCGGAAAACGGGGCTGGTGGGGAACGGAATTACAAAGTATTTGAATAGTAATGCCCAAGTTAACACCACTTGCCCATTTAATAACGCACATCTTTCAGTATATGTGACTGCTGCTGCTACAGCGGGAGTAGGGTATATAGGAGAAGATAGCGGCCCAGTACCGAATACGGGTGAAGTAGCTCTTTACAGACAGGCAACTACTTTAGCCGCACGCATTCAAAATACCACTCCAGCATTTTCATCACACAGCCCGACATCAACTGGTTTTATTGGAGTAGCAAGAGCCAATTCATCTTCAGTTACCATTAGGGCTAACGCTACTATGGATACAATAACTAATGGCTCAATAGGCACATCTTCTATAACAAAGAAAATTGCGGTCCATGCCCGTGATGAGGGAGGTGGTGGAGCTACTAATGGTAGGCTGGCTTTTTACTCTATCGGTGAATCTCTAGACCTCGCACTACTGGATACTCGTATAACTACGCTTATTGATACCTACAACACAGCAATTGTATAGACTATGACAAAACAACAATGGCTGCTTTCTCAAATTGCACAATTCCCTCAACTATCTGCTAGGGAATTAACTTCATTCTTAAACGATAAGTTATTAGTTAATAATCCTAAACCACAGGGTACAATTCCTCTGTTACCTACTTTAGAACAAACATTAGCAATTCTCACACCTAAAGAGAGATTTGAAATTGCAGAAACCTGGACGTATGACAGGATTCTACAGGCAGTCAATCAACAAAACTGGGATTTGGTTGCTGTTAGTTTAGGTATTTTGATCT